TAATAATCAGGCCGATGCGATTCGTGCCCAATTGGATGTGACGGTTAGCCGCACGCAGCGCGAAAAGCTACAAAATCAGCTTATCGAAAAAGAATATGAAGCGCGCCGCGCGGCGCTTCTGGAGCGCTATCAAGGCGCGGCTCCGGGCAGCGCGGAAAGCCTGAATATCGAAGGTCAGCTAGCGAACCTTCCGGCACAACAGGCCGCTGAGCAATTCCGCAACCGCCAAGATAATCGCGGTTCCTACCAGCGCTATCGCGAAAGCCTGACCGGCGTTGACAGTCTGTCGGAGGACATCGACAATATCAAGGTCGAAGTGCTGGACCGCGTTGCCGATAGCCTTGCCACGGCCACTACCAACGCTTTGGGGTTGACCGGTGCGCTTGGCGATGTTGTGGGCCAGATTATCAAGATTGGCATCCAGCGGCGATTGATTGGGCCATTGGCTGATGGACTTTTCGGTGCGGCGGACGGCAGCAGCGCTGGAGCTATTGGTGGATTGCTCGCATCCATCTTTGGTGGCGCTAGAGCGTCTGGCGGAGACGTGTCGGCGGGCAAGCTGTATCGCATCAATGAGAATGGGCCTGAGTTTTTCCAGCCCGCAATGTCGGGCAAGATTATTCCCACGGGGCGCGCAAGCGATGCTGGAGCAAGGGGCGTTACTGTAGTTGCCCCACAGCACTATGACCTGTCCGGCGTAGTTATGACCGAAGACCTTGTAAAGGCATTGCGCGCAGACAATCGCCGATACGCTGACACTGTTGCCGCTCAAGCCGGAAGTGTCGCCGTAAATAGCAGCCCGGCACGCTATAACAAATTTCAGCAACTAGGTTCCTGACACTAGACGCGCGAAAAAACATTGCTAAGGATTGGCCGATGCAGGAAGGTTATCTGTTCCGGTTGGAAGCCACTCCACCAGCCTATTTATGGTCTGGAGTGGGCGACATTGACGTTCCCGGTGATGCTTTGGTTGGCCCATCCACTACCCGATATAAGGGTATTGGCACGCTAACCGGCATTCCAGTCCTGCAAAATCTCATCAACGGCACGGCCGACCGTGCGGAATTTACACTGTCTGGCGTTGATGCAATCGCCATGGGCTATGCATACGAGGACCGTGGCAGTATCCCAGGCGCACTAGTCCGTATTGGCTCCGTGCCACTTGGCGACGATGGACAAGTGGCGGGGCCAGTCGATTGGGAATGGCAGGGCCAAGCCGATACCATTTCCGTCAATAGCCAGGGGCAAGCCAATGGCGCTCGGGTGCGCTCAATCACCATTTCGGTAGGCACTGCCACGGTTGCCCGTTCCACGGTGGGTCTGGCGTTTTTCACCGATGCGGATCAGCGCCAACGCTCGCCCGATGATGCATTCTTCACATACATTTCCAGCGTCGTTAATTCCTCTCGCCCATTCGGACCGCGATGACAGACATTTCAACTGACCTTCACCGCTTCATTGCCAACGGCTCATCGCTGCAATTTGAGTATGGCCCACACGATTGCGCTATCTGGCCCGCTAACTGGTGCATCATGCGAGGTCACACCGATCCCGCCGCCAGATGGCGCGGGAAGTATGATGAGGCGGGTGCGCGGCGACTGATTGAGCAATACGGCTTGTTAGACCTGTGGACCCTGGGCATGATCGACGCACAAATCCCGGAATGCGATGATCCTCGCATCGGTGATGTTGGCATCGTGGAATGCCTGACCGACGACGGATTCAATCAATGCGGCGCAATTTTTACGGGCAAGCGCTGGTCCAGCCTGTCGCCAAAGGGTGTGTTTCAGGCTAGTATGCCGGTTTTGCGGAGTTGGCGGGTTGGGTAGAACTCTTGGCTCAATCATTACGCTTGCTGGCGCTGTTGCCGTCAACGTAATCCCCGGATTGGGGCAAATTGCCAGCGCTGCCATTCTCATTGGTACGGCTGTTGCAGGAACGATTGTTTCTCGTTTGGGGCAAAAGGCGAGCAAGCCCGATCTTACGATTTCAAGTCAAAAACAGGCGATCCCGGCTCGCGTCAGGGCATTCGGAAGGTCGCGCCTCCACGCTTATTTTGCACTGTACAAGGCTGCGCCCGATGGAAGTGTGGTGGACACCTATGCTTTTATGGATGGCCCTGCCGACGCTATTGAGCAAGTTTATCTAAACGACGACAAGGTGGCGATTAACGGCGGCGTGGTACAGGCTTTGGCGAACAAAGCGTATCAGAGTGGTAAGGTTCTAGCGGGATACACCAAGGGCGCATATCCCAATGTTTCCTTCACTGCCGTAATGGCCAAAATTACCAGCTATACCGCAAAATTCCGTGGTGATGGCGTCGTAACAGGCTACCTCATTAAACAGCCAGAAAAAGAAAAATACTATCTAGAGACATATCCGCAAGGCGACAATGTGGAAATGTCGATGGTGGGCCGATGGTCCTATCAATATGACCCGCGCGACCCGTCGCAGAATATCGCGGACGATCCTACGCGACCTGAAATGTGGAGCGGAGGCAATTACATCGGTTCATGGAAATGGACCGAAAACCCAGTGCTGCACTTGCTCTGGTTTCTGGTGTGGGACAGGGGATATTCCTATGACACCCGCATTAAACCCGCGCTAGATTTCTGGAAGAATGCGGCGAACATTTGTGATGAGGCGGTTGCGCTGAAAGAGGGCGGCACCGAGCCGCGCTATCGCTCTTGCGTGTCCTACGCCTACACGTCTAGCGAAAAGGAAATCATCGCCGCCATTGTCGAGACTTTTGACGGATGGATTCAAGAGCGCGGCGACGGCGCTTTCGTAGTGTATGCGGGCAAGGTTTACACGCCTACCGTTATCATCGGTCCTGACGAAATCGTCAGCGCAAATTTGCAGAATTTTGTCGAAAAAGAAAACAGCATCGAGCAAGTCAAGGTCACGTACATCAGCGCGCTACACGATTACAGCGAGCAGGAAGCGACGCCTTGGGGTGGCGAAAACGGTGCGACGCGTATCGGCACAATGGACGCGGCAACGCCAAGCTATAGCCAGAACCGCCGCCTAGCCAAACGCGTAATGGACCGCACCAATGCCACGCAGCGCGGCACTATCACGACGACGCTTGCGGGGCGCAAGGTGCGGGGCCAGCGCTTTATCAATCTCAATCACACCGAGGGCGGTATCCCGTTCTTTGTCGGCTTGGTCGAGATAACCAAAGTAGCGCGTAATTTTGAGACAGGAGGCTTGGACTTCGATTGGATCGCGGTCGATCCTAACATTGATGCATGGAACCCTGCAACCGAACAGGGCATGGGCGCTCCGGTTGGCGATCCTGTGACCCCTGATCTTTTGACCGCGCCCACGATCACAAGCGCGTCCCCGGTGTACGACCAGTCCGGTCAAGATAGCACGGGCACGCGCATCAGCGCGACCGTAGAAGCGCCGCAATCCGGCGCTGATTACACATGGTATTTGCGCTGGAAAAAGACCGCTGACTCCGTCTGGAACGAGCAACGCTATGACGATACCGATCCAGGGGCGGGCGTTACACTTCTAACCAGCTTCGTACCTACAGACGAAAGCATTGACCTGCAAGCCGAATATAGCAACGGCGCTGGCCAAACGAGCGGGTGGAGCGCGACCTATACGATTGACACGTCCACCGATGCCACGGTGCCGGATGCGGCTACGTCCATCACGCAAACGAATTGGAGCGACACGCTAGATTTGGTGACGGACTATATTCCGCGCGCACGGTCGTATCGCTGGCAATTCTTTGCAGCCGATGGTACGACGCTTATCCGCACACTGATTACCAGCGGTCGCACCGTGTCGTATGCCTCACAACAAGCCGCAGTGGACGGCGCTAGGCGGCAATATGTCGTCAAAGTCAACGGCATCAACGGCGCTGGCGCTGGCGCATCTGCATCCACTGGCGTTCTGACGCTTCCCGCCCCTCCCAAAGTAACGGGCGTAACGGCTACAGGTGGCGCGACCAATGCCGAGGTGGATTTTGACATACAGACCGGCAATGTGGCGGGATACAGCGTTGCCTATTCCACGGCACAAAACTTCGATCCATTGACGCAAGGTACGATCCAAAAATCCCTTGCCTCGCCTACCTATTTGCAGGGCTTGGCGGCGGCAACGTTTTACACAAAGGTTGCTGCGTTCGACGCTTGGACTGACCGTCCCGATTTGCTGAATTACAGCGACGAGGCGAGTTTCGTCATCACGCAAGGCGGCGGCGGTACTGGCGGCGGAGGCGGGGGCGGCGGCGGCGGATATTGCCCGCATGTCGATACGATGGTCTTGCTTGCCAACGAGGCTAAGGATGGTCCCGGCGACCAAAAGCGAGCCGGAGACATGGCAGTGGGCGACTATGTTTGGACCCAGCACGAAAAAACTATGGCGTGGGGCGCTTATCCCGTCACCGATGTTGCCATTGTCGATTGCGACAATATGTATTTCGTGCAGCTTGGCAACGGCATCCATTGTTCATCCGATCACCAAATCTGGCTGTCTGCTTGGGTGAAGGCCAGCGAAATCGGCGTCAAGTCAGAGCCGGGGCAAGTCGTCGCCGTGAACGTCGATGAGGCTCACACTTATGTCACGAATGGCGTTCTTAGCCATAACGCATCCTCTAAACAATTGCAGTGATGTGTGATATGGTGACGCAATGCCGCTAACCCTGCCCGCTCATCTATTTAACCCAGCATCGGTAAAGATGCAGCGCGTGGGCCAAGTCGTCACGTCGCCCGGCACCATTTCGGGTGTCGTGCAGGCCCTGCGCACCGATGGCGGAGGCTTGTGGCAAATCAATTACGGCGCAATGGCCTTGCGCACCATTGACCAAGTGCGGGCTTGGCGAGCATGGGAAGGTGAATTGGGGGGCGGCGCTAATATCGTAAACGTGCCCGTTCTGGACCTGCGTTTTGCGCCGCGCCCCTTGCAAGGCGGTCGATTGGCTAGGCCGGGTTCGCTTCACAATGGCTCGGACGTAGACCCTTATTTCCCAGAAGTGGTAAATTACGGCGCGCCTATTGTCATCGCCACGATTAGCCCCGCTGCTTTGCGCGCCACAACGGTTACGATCAATGTATCTCAAGGCTCTAGGGCGGGTGGAGGCCAGACGTTTGAGGTAAATCACCCCACTTGGGGCAAGCGAGTTTATCAGACTGGTCGCGTTATTTCGCGGAATGGTCAATCCGCCACGTTACAAATTTGGCCTCCGCTGCGCGAAGCCGTTACTTCCGTTACGCCAGTAAATTTTGACTGGCCGTGCCTCGCTTGCCGATTGGTGCCGGATAGTGATATATCGCCTGAATTGTCCGTTGGTCGCGGGTCTGTCACCGCATCTTTTATTGAGGCTTTCTAATGTGGCTTCGCGATCCATTGCCGATTGAGGTCAGCCGCGTGGCAAATGTCCCTATTGGCGGTCAATTTTGGGATGAATCGGCAAACGCGCCGATGGACATTTCAGGGTATACATTTTCGGGACTGGTTGCAAAAAGCGATGGCCTTTCTTCTGTATACTCATTTCCCATTTCAGTAACGGAAAAATTAACCGGACTTATTGATTTTTCAATCAATGGCGCAGCCCTTGCGCAATCCGTAGGGCGGCAAGAATCAGTTGCAATGTCCTATCAAATCAAAGCCACAGACGCGCAAGGCAATAGCGTGATTGCGGTTCGCGGACCCCTTATTCTAACTCCAGGTATTTAACTATGAGTCTTGCACCTTCTGGGCGTATCAAATTTTTTGTAACTGGCGCGCGCGGCGCTACGTTTGCCGATGTTGCGCGTGGGGCGGGATCGTTTGGCGTTTTGCCAAATGACAGCGATGATGCTGTAAACCAAAAATTTGCCGATTATGCGATTCAGCAGAATCCAGGATTTAAGGGTGACACGGGTGACACCGGCCCCGCCGATAACACCTACGCCACCAAATCCGATCTGGCTGATTCTGACACAAGCCGAGCGGTGGCATCTTTGAAAGCCGCAGATGGCCAGACTGGCGTTCGCTATTACTGGACACCCGGAAATTTCACCGGGCGCACTGACGTGATTGTAAGCACATTTGATGGCGGCATACCTATCAGTCAAGGAGCCTGGGTGCCGCAGCCAGCAGCCGGTATTTCTACCGTCAAAGCCCCGAGCATCGCCCGTAGCCAGCAGGACCAAAACGAGGACGGCTGGAGCGTCTACGACTTCTTCACCAGCTACAATAAGCGCCAGCTGAGCCGCGATTACAGCGAGAGCGCGGCGGCCGAGTGCACGAACGACGTGAACGCGGCGCTGGCGAGCGGCGAATATATCCGTGCTCCTGCTGGGCTGCTGCTGACCGAAGGTACACTAATCGGCGGCGATGGGCTGAAATTCCTTGGGGCTGGGCAAGGCCGCTCGCTCATCAAGAAGCCCGCAAACAACCACTCGCATGTGCTGGATCTGGTCGGCACGACGGTCAAGCGGAACGTCCATTTCGGTGGCTTCACGATCGACGTGAATTTTGCTGATGCTGGCATCGTCATGGAGTATTGCGAAGACGGGCTGTTCGAGAACATCCGCATGGTCAACCATCCCTATTGGGGGATCAACCTTGGCGTGTTGGATGGCAACGACACGACGATCCGCAACAAGCGGCTGAAGTTTCGCAACCTGTTCTTCGACAACACGACGCTCACTTATGAGCATTTCCTGATCTTCAACAGCGAAGACATCGAGATCGACGGGTTTTACGGAGCTACCGGGTCGGACGCGATCGGGATCGGGCTGTATCAGAATGTTGACCGGTTCACGCTGCGAAACTTCATGATCCAGAACATCAAGACGGCGATTTATTACTCGCTGTCGTGCCGGGCAATCAAGATCATGGATGGTGTCGTGCGTGGCACTACGTCGGGCATCCAAGGCACCAATTTGGCAGATAATGGTGCGTTTGGGTCGAATTATGCCGAGAACTTGGAGGTCCACCGGACCCGCTTCTTCAATAATACCGACTGCGGCCTATCGCTCGGTGCCCTGTTTCGTGCGACGGTGAAGGACTGTGAGTTTGAGGCCAACAAGGGTCCCGGCATCCTGTTCGACAAGGGCGGTATCGGGGTGTCCGGCACGCCTGCGCTGGAGCGTCGCGCCAACAAAGTACTGGTTGAGAACTGCACGTTCCGCAACAACAACGCAGACAACATCCCCTCCATCAACGCGCCTGGTATTGCGTTTACCGGCATCGGTGGCGACATGGATGTGACCATTCGTGACTGTCAGGCGTTCGACGATCGCGTGAATCCCCAACAGCTTTACCCGATCGCATTTGTCGGCCCGTATTCGTGGCAGAACGTCCGGGTCATCGGCGGCAACATGCAGGCCTATGGCGGCGCGACGACGATCGGCAAGACGGACGATGCCACGATTGACGTGCAGGCGATGAACGTCCGCAGCGTGACCACGATGGTCCCGGATGGCGTCTCCGGTGTCTCGTACGTCGGCACGCAGACCTATGATCCGCCCTCACTGGCGGCCGGAGCGCGGACCAATCCGATCACCGTGACCGTCACTGGCGCGCGCAAAGGCGATAGCTGCACGGTCACGTTCGACCAGATCGTTGGCGAGGTCGTCGCGGACGGCGCGATCGTCGGGAATGACACTGCTGTCGTCTACCTCACTAATCGGTCGGGCGGCGCGATCGACATGGCCGGTGGAACGCTGGTGGTTACATCAAAAAGAGTGCGGAAAATCTTATAATGCCTAGAGGTGATCTTTTCGAGGCTATACGCCCCTACGCGCCAGACCAGCGCTTCACCCAAGCTATGGTGGGGCATATTGACGAGTTAGCCGATATGATGGGATTGGATCGAATCGAAAATAAAGTTGAGTACGACGGAGTGATTGGCATGATTGACACAGCATTGCTGCGCATTGCTTGTCCCGAGCGATCGGAATCCGATCTAATGCCATGGGTCAATCCGGTGCAAACGGCCTGCCTGAAATATGGTATTGATAACGTCCGGCGTGTAGCGGCCTTTCTGGCGCAAATGGCGCACGAAAGCGGTATGGTGCCGGGACGCGAAGAAAACCTTAATTACAGCGCCAAGCGCATGACTGAGGTTTGGCCATCACGGTTCCCTAATATTGCAGCGGCTACGCCATACGCTAACAACCCCCAAAAACTTGCAAACAAGGTTTACGCGGGCCGGATGGGTAACGGCGACGAGGCCTCTGGCGATGGCTGGCGCTTTCGTGGCACTGGGCCAGGGCAGCTTACGGGCCGATCAAATTGGACAGGATTTGGTCGCTCAATAGGCTCTGAAGCAGAGCAAGCAATTGAGTACGGCCGGACACTTGAAGGCGGCGTTATGTCGTTTGCTTGGTTCTGGCGTGAAAATGGCTTGAATACGCTTGCTGACACCCCCGGCGTTGAGGACGAAACGCGAAAAATCAACGGCGGTACCTTGGGGCTGGCGGATCGCAAGGCGCGGTTTGATCGGGTTGTTGCGGAATTGTTGAGGCGGGGCGCATGAACAAGGAATGGTCCGATCCGAAGCTATGGATTAGTTTGATCCTTATCGCCTTGTTTGCCTTTGCGTTTATCCACAGGCCAGATGACGAAACCATGCGTGGCGCACTTATCCTGGCGTTCGCGACTGCCTACGGTTATTGGCTCGGGACCAACAAGGGCGATACGCAAAAAACTGACAACACCACAAAAGCCCTTGATGCCATTAAGGCTGCGCAAGAATCCACGCCCAAAAAGGAAGGATTGGAGTAATGCCGCCAATCTGGCTAATTAGTCTAGCTGTCAAGTCCGGCATCACCGGCAAAGCCGCGAAGCTGGCGGCATGGGCCATTATTGCTGTAGCCGCCATATTGGCCTGTCTGGCCGTGAGCTACGGCATCGCCTCGCTTTTCCAAAAGCACGACGACAAGGTTGAACAATCCGTCGTCAGGGATGTGTCATTGGACGCCGCTAATCGCGTGATTGAGGCTGATCGTGCTACCAATGCTAAGATCGCCGAGCAGGTTAAACAGGACCAGCAGAACGAAAAGGAACTCGACGATGCGGCTCGCGCTACCTCTAATGGCAGCCATACCGTTTCTTTGCTTGAGCGGATGCGCGAGCAACAGCAAAGTGGCCGTCGCTAACATCCAAGCCCCGCCTGCCGAGCGCTTGGTTTGCGATCAGGAGGCGAGGGTGCCGGATGTCGTGCTGACGGATACCGTTGTGGCGCAATACATCGCGGACCTTGCCAAATCCGGGCAATCCTGCCGGACGCAAGTAAATTGGCTGCGCGAATGGTTCAAACGGTTACAAACCTCCAACCCAAGCGCGAAGCCCGATCAATAATATCGTCATTGGATAGCGGGTAGGCGCTACCCCTGCGCCAGAATTTGCCAGTTTCAATGATCTTCCCGCTTTCGTCGCATCGACTGACAGGCCCGAGCGTGCGCAGAAATTCTACGGCCTGACCGATAGCCGATAGATCGCGCTGCGGCCGCTGGTGCGGTTGCTGTTTGATTATGAAGCCATCGCCGGTTTTGCGCTTGACTGGGGAATTGGTCTTTGGTTCCGGCTGCAAATCACGCACAATTCCGTGCTTGCGTAAATGACGCGACGCCGTATCCCTGTCTATGCCTAGCGCCTTGGCAGTGTCTGAAATACTGCCATTATAAGCGCTTTCTAGCGCCTCTTTTGTGATTCGGCTGGCACGACCCGGCGCATTGATAGTCTTCGCGCCAGTTTGTTTCATCCACCTCGAAAACGTAATCGTGCTGCACTTCCAATGTCGGAGTGCATCCTTGCGCGTCATCGTGGCCGTAATGGCCACGAAATCCTCCGGCACGTCACGCTTGTTATTACCGACGCGCACGGTTTTCCACGGGCCCAGGTTGTGACGCAGTGCGTAACGCAAAATTGCCTTTTTGGACTTGCCGAACCGCTCGCCAATCTCAGCGGCACTTTTGCCATCTGCAATCATTTTCGCTACATATTCAGGCGTCAATTGCATTTCGGATTCCTGTCATGAATTGGACCGCTCGGGAAGAGGAACGGTTGCGGGGGTTATGGTTGGCCGGGATGACCGGCGAAGCAATAGCCGCTGAAATGGGCATGTCGCGCGACCGCGTTCTGTCGAAGGTGCGGCGGCTCCGGCTGGGGAGGGCGTTGCGCTTCGCCGATGAAGTGGCCTGCTATGGGAATATAGAGCGCGCCGCCCTTGCTGTTGGATATAGCGTTGAGCAGGGGCGGCGGGCTTGGGATAAGATTGTTAAGGGGCTGGGGTGGCAGGCGGTTTAGTTATCAAAACCAAATACAACCCTATCAGCGCCAATACGACGAAGTTCAGCAACATCCTTAAAAAAGTCATTGCCAAGAAATTCTCGCCACGTCATCATTTTGCCATTTCCTGGCTCAGCGGTGCACGCTCCTGATGTTATAGTTCCACCCCAAGGAAGCTCCTTCTGGCCCGTATACCGCCGATCCTCAACAAGGGCGTCGTAATCAAATGCCTCAAGTTCAGCGACGGAAAGCCATGAATGAGAATGGTCGCCTAGCCAATCAAAATCATCCACGTCTGGGGCTTTAACATCGACAGGCAGTCCACGCGGAGCAGAAATTGGCTTTACATCGGAATAATTGCGCACACCTGCGAGAAAGCCAAAAACGCTATAATTTCGCCAGCCGAATGGCTCGCCTTCGCCTTCCATCCATTCCATGTCAGGATCTGCATCAGCGCCATCGGCCCAGCGGCCGCCCTCTATCAGTGATCCGTTTTTATCAATAGCCATACTGTGAATATCGCAACCCATAAATTCCTCCTACATTGCGCAGCCAATCTAACCCCTCCCCCGCCCCTGTCAACCACTATTTTTAGGTCCGATATGCGCCTTAAACGACGCAAAATCATATGATAAAACAGTGCCATGGCAGAGCAGCTAACAGCTAACGGCGTGCCGGTGTATCGCGATAGCGCTGGCGTCTTGCGGGAATATACGTCCGCTCCATCGACTGGTGGGGGCGGCGTGTCCTCGCCCGATCTGGATACGGACGGAAATCCCGTACCGACGCACAAGTCTCACGCCTATTCATATGATACGTCGGGCAACCTTGTCACGGATTCGTTGACGGATGGTAGCAATACGTGGGTAAAGACCTTCACGTACCGCATGGGCGTTCTGGCAACCGATAGCGGGTGGGTCAAGCAATGACCGATAGCATGATCCAGCCCTTCCGGCGCAATCTCGACGTGCTGCCCGTCATCATTCCGGTCGGACTGTCGCCCGTCGCTGTTGCCGTGCCATCAATGGCGAACAAAGGCATTACGTCATTCCTGATGCACAACCCCAACCCGTTCTGGGTGTGGTTTGCAGGGTGGGTCGGGAACGAAGCGGATATGCCGTCCGATCTGCGCAGCAAGTCGCACTATATCGGCCCAGGCCAATCCTACATCGGACGCACACAAATGCCCCAGTGGATCGCAGCGCAAGCCGATAGCGAGCCTAATTTTCCCATTACCGACGCGTCTGGCAATTGGTTGTTTCAGGGCCAGCGGACGCGGTTGGTTATGGTGTACGGATCGGGTAGTTGATATGGCGGTGCGTAGTCAGGGGTATGGCCTAAGGGTCACTTGGGACAATCTATCCGGCAAGCCCGCGTCGTTTGTACCGGCGGCGCATACCCACGCCATTTCCGACGTAACCGGATTGCAGGCCGCTCTAGATGGCAAGACGGTTACGTGGTCAAGCCTTTCTGGAAAGCCCGCGACCTTTCCCCCTTCCGCTCATACGCACCTATGGGCAGATATAACGGACAAGCCAACTACCTTTGCACCGTCCGCCCACACTCATCCATGGAGCGATGTGACCGGCAAGCCTGCCACCTATCCGCCCGCCACACATACGCATCTGTGGGCCGATATAACCGACAAGCCGACGACGTTTGCGCCCTCTGCCCATACCCATTCTGGCCTAGTCCAATTCATCGGCAACGTAACCGTATCTGAAACGACTCTCATATCGCTGGCGCTAGGCATGAAGCGCATGGCAATTACGCTTGCCGGGATTGCGGTTGGCGATAAGCTGACCTTTTCTCCTAATGGCGTCCCCACGGCTGGCGTCGAAGCCGTCAATGTGTACGCCAGCGGGGCAAATCAGGTGACGGTTTCGTATTTCACGCCTGCCTTGGGCATCGGGGCAAGCTATTCCATACCGCTTTCAGTGTTTAAAATTACATCGTGACCTACCGTGACAGGCTGGCCAAAGAATGGCCCACAATGGCGCCATTCATTCTGGCGTTCTACGTCCTGACCTTGCTCGCCTTTATCCCAAGGCTTGGCCAAGATACGCTTTATCGCACCTTGGCCCAAGCCATCATTATAACCGGGTTGATAGGGATTGCCTTGGCCTATCACTATAGGGGCGATCAGGCCAAGGCGGAGGAAATAGCGGCGCTCAAGAAGGAGATTGAGGATTTGCGCGTTCGTCTAGGACCCGACGCGCATTCCACTTGAGATTGTCATCCATATCACTCTTATAGGCCAGCCATTGCAGCCACCCGGTATCGCAATCTGCCCATGGCTGGCCCTTGTATTTTCCGATGGGACAGCGCGGCAACAGGGGCGGCTGCTTCGACCATTCGAGTAGAGTCCGTCCAGTGTGGCCATCCTCCAAAAGCGCCCGCATGATCCAGGCCGTCACATAACTATCCGGTCCGGCGCGGTGGGCCGTGATGTGGGCGTAATTTGCGCCCTTGCACCGCCCACGCTCTTCCAGTTCGTAAAACACGGCTGAATTGCTATGTTTGGTCATCTCGGGCCATGCCCGTAGCGCGGCCTTATAGACGCAGATGATGGGAATCATGGGGTTGACAAAAGAAGCGTCAAAATCCGCATTGAATGCGGCAAGACAGGTAACGCCATCGTCAATCGCGGCCCGATTAAAAGCGTCTGGGTCGAACGGATCGCGCCCGATCAGCGTTGCAGGATTGATATGGTGGATGGCGCGGTTTTCAGCCGTGATTTTTACCGTAGCTCCGCATAGGTAGGATTTTGGATCGGATATGGTGCGGCTGGGCAACGCAATGTCGGTCCAGCCTATCTCGATAATCTGATCCTTGGCTGGTTCTAGGCCGGTGCATTCCGTGTCGAAGATGCGGATAATCATGGTGTTGGGCTAGACCGCATTAGTATCGTCGTCAATTGGCGGCGTCCACCCCATAGCGATCAACGCATCACGAACAGCTTTTTCGCGCGTATCAAAAATTTTAGTCGCGAATTTCTGCGCGTGATCCCAAGGCGTCGCGCACCAACCTTCGGAAATTGAAATGAAACGATCGTTATAGGTAATTTTAAAATTGTAGAGTGGACTCTCATCCTCTCCAATAGCCGAGTATAATTTATCTTTGTTCATTTTGCATCCTCAAATGCCTTGCGAAGTTCGAGCTCACATCCGGCCTCAATCTGTGGACTGATTTCATTCTCAATCATGCGACTGAATTTATTGCCGATTGCGTCAGTAAAAGCGCGAACCGGCATATCGGCATGACGCATATCAATGGAATAATCGACTTGAGCCATTCTATCCCCTATATTGGCTCTGACATGGAGCGTAATGCGATATCCATCCTCATGCGTATATGATCCAGTGCGGACCACCTTGACTGGCATAGAAAGAGTTTCTGGCCGCTCGACAATCCATCCTTCGGTGCGAAGATACTCCTTCATTACATCCACAGGATTTTGATTGCGACGGTAGAACAGGTCTTCCCATTTCTGCCATGCACTAGTGTGGTCAATCATTTAAACGCCCCCCAAACCCTATCTCGATCCGCACAGTAACACCAAAGCGGATCAACCCTATCAATCTCGCCTTGGCTAACACCAAAGTAAGCCGCCGCCCCTTCTGCGCCATTGTCCGCGATATATGCTGCCACAACATCGGCAAGCCAATCGACGTGACTGGTATTGCCCGATGGCAAATACCGCCACCCATGCTTAACGGGTGCGACAGGCTTCCATGCCTCGGTCGGCACATACATCAGCCGCCCGCCAAGCTTATAGCCCTTGACCACTTCGCCACCCACGGTTTCTCCGGCCTTGGCTTTGCGCAGGTGGCAATTGGCGGGGTACGCCGAAATGTCGAGGCTGGCTGTGCTTTTTTCCACGCCGAAAAACTCACAAATTGCTTCGCGGTTGATCCAGCCGTGTTCGGATAGGTGCCAGTCTATGTATTCCTGGCGGCGGCGGGAAGGCCAGTTATTTGGGGAGCGGGGCAAAATCAATATCCTAGCACATTGAGGGCTGTGGCTACGTCTTCACGGCAGCGCTGTCCTGGGTTGTCATCGCTATCAACAAGATGCGGCACAATCTTTGGTCCATCTTCTTCCAAATAGCGCATAACCGTACCTGCACTACCGGCGAGCGCGCGTAAAGCATTTTCTAGGGCGGCGATGCGCTCCGCTGCTTCAATGCAATCCTTTCGAACGGCCGTTACAGGCGGGGCCCAGTCGAGCAGCCTTTCAATCAAATTGCTCATTTACCAAGCCTCTTATTTTCCATTTCTCTATGCCGCTCATAAGCTAGACGAAAGCGCTCATACGTCCAAGCAATTTCTTCCGCTTGCTTTTCGCCAACAAAATCCGCCCCCTTGCAGCATTCTACAATGTGTTCAGCGAGGCATTGCTTGGTCCATGCGTAAAACGCATTTTCTTCCTCCATCTCTGGAGTTGGCTGATTCCTCATACCCCCGTACTCCCAAACCCGCCCGCACCCCGCCCCGTCTCCGGCAATTCCTGCCCCAAGACGAAGGCACCTCGCACAACCGGCATAATCACACCTTGCGCGATCCGGTCGCCAACCTCAATCCAAAAATCACGGTGACCGTGGTTAATCAGCATCACCTTAATTTCACCGCGATAATCAGCATCCACAACGCCCGCTAGAACGTCAATGCCACAGCGCACCGCAAGGCCGGAACGCGGCGAAATGCGCAGGTAATGGCCGTCAGGGATGGCCATGGATAGGCCGGTGGAGATTAAGGCGGATTCGCCTGCGGCGAGGTTGAGATTGGCGTCCGATGCAATATCGAAGCCTGCTGCGCCGTCCGTTTGATAGGCGGGGATGGTGGCGGATGGGGTTAGGAGTTTGGTGGGGATGTTCATATCAATCCTCCAACTCGCTGAATGTGAATTGCTCCCACCAGTCGGCAAGGCCCATTTCCATCGGCCAATGCTGGGGCGATTCTTCGTTGTTGTTAATCCATATGTCCTCAAAGCGGTCGGCTTCCGCGCGGACGCGAGCCATAAAGTCCTTCAGGGTCATTACCCATGCTCCTTAATATAAAGTTCCAACGGAGTCGGCTTAGCCGCATCTTCCTTCAGCGCCGCCAACAGCCGCTCCCGGCGCGGCATCACACTATAGCCCTTGCCGAGCCAATATTCCCGTTCCGCTTTGCGGATGGCCATTTCTACCCTGTCGGCTTCGGCTTTTAGGGTGGATTGGCGGGATAGGAGGTGTAGGAGGTCGGTCATGGCTTAATTTCCTCAAACATAACCGTATTCCAACGTCCTTCTACCTCCTCAAATGTGTAGTCCGAAGAAGACTGGCCAATGCGACAGGCTTTCACGGTAAGCGGCATGTCATTGACAAAAATTGCCGCTGCCCGCTCTCGCTCGCCGTCGTATCCGTTTTTGTTAAGGAAGCGCACCTTACTGCCTTTGCCGATAAAGCCACGCGACAGAAGGTATTCTGCCGTCCATGCAGGTCGGATGGTTTTCGCCTTTGCATCAATGGCAACGTAATCGCTTTCAAAGCCATTGTCGTGAAGGGCTTCGAAACCTTCTTCTTTCCAATCTTCCATCATTTTTCCTCCTTATTCAAACAAGCAACAGCCCAAGCCCGCATACGCTGCCACCGTTCTTCCGGCGTTTCATCGCGCTGCTCTTTAAAATTCCAACTATTTTCGTCATTCTCATAGACGATTTCGCGCGCCATCTGGTCGGCAATATCGAAAGTGTTCGCAACCTGCGCGCTGTTTTTCGGATCAAGGCAACTCATATCAACGCCGCGCTTCAGGCCAACTGCACCAATAGCGCAGTAATTTCCATTCTGTTCAAGCTCGTTGGCAATTAGCGCCTTAACAGGCAGGGCATCCAATGCCTCAATCAGGTCATGCAAAAACTTTTGGCCGCGCTTGCCTCGCAGGGCGCTTGCCACTTGGCCGCGCCACTTAATGTGCGCCCAGTTATCTTCTTGGCTTCCGTCGCCTTCGTAATATCCTGCTCTGCTCATTACTTTTCCTCCAACCGACGCGCAATCGCACGCGCCATTTCAACCCACATATTGCCGCGCCACTTTTCAGACTCCCAAACGGGAGAATTTGCGACGGCGCTGTTTATCATCGCCACCAATTCCAGCATGGCGGGGACTTGGGCGATGGCGCGGGAGTCTTCTTTCCAAACGGCGCATACGATCGTGTCATCTGGTCCGCTTATCCATGTGTCGTACATGCCGCCAGTAAAATCGCTGTCAGGCTCTTCGACTGACCATGGCCCCGGCGTCGTGCCAAACGGGCCGGTCATGCTTCAGGCTCACGAACGAGGAGATCAGAAAGGCGGCTAGTCCATCCGTCCCATTCAAAACCTTTGTTCAACGCCTCTGCGGCAGCGAGACACGCCGCCCCCGACATTGGCCCATGCATCATGGCCACAACCTCGCCATCGTCTGCGACAATGCTCCAAAGCCGGTCGCTTCCCATTTCTCCGCTCTTAATCTTATACTTTCTTGTCATCACTTCCTCCATCTAGCGAACCCCACCATACCGCCCCGAACGGCAATGTCAACATATATATTTTCCTTGTGCGTCGGCAGGGTGGCGTTTATGGGTTGGGCTTTGATGGAGGATATATGAACGACCCGATTTACGATGGATTGCACCTTGGCGACTGCTTTGAGGTGATGGCGCGCATACCGGATGGTAGCGTGGATATGGTGCTGGCAGATTTGCCGTATTCCACGACGCAGAACAAGTGGGATAACGTCATCGATCTGCCCGCACTGTGGGCGGAGTATCATCGGTTACTCAAGCCTACTGGCGCGGCTGTCCTAACTTCTCAAGGCGCATTCACTGCGCGGCTTATCCTCTCGAATGAGGGATGGTTCCGCTACAAGCTGGTATGGGAAAAATCCAAAGCCACTAACTTTTTAAACGCCAAGAAGCAGCCGTTGCGAAAGCATGAGGATGTGTGTGTCTTCTATCCCGGAAAGCCGACGTACAATCCACAAATGGGCAAAGGGGTGCCTTACGACAAGGGAGTCCGTAAGAATCAACAGACGGGATCGTACGGGAATTTCGCGGCTTCACATGTCAAAAGCGAAGGCGGTCGCTACCCGACCGATGTTATCTATTTTAAGACAGCAGAAAGTGAATCTGAGTTTATTTTTCACCCCACCCAAAAACCCGTAGCCCTATTCGAGTACCTAATCCGCACCTACACCGATGAAGGCATGACCGTACTCGACAACACGGCGGGCAGCGGGACAACCGCAATCGCAGCCATGAACGCCAAGCGCAACTGGATTTGCATTGAGCGCGATCCAGAATATTACGCCAAGGCGAAAGCCCGCATTGAGGATCATATCAATAAAATGGAGTTGTTTTGATGCCCGCAACATTTGAAACCGCCGCCCTATCGACTGCACTGAAGCAAGCCGTATCAATCGTGAAGGCGCACGACACAATCCCGATTGTAGCCTGCGTGCTATTCGAGATTGACGGAAGCACAGCATCTATCACTGCGTCTGATCTGACTATCTGGCATCGTCAATCCTTGCCGTGCGAAAGCGACGGCGTATCACGGTTTGCCGTTGATGCTCGGGCAATCAGTCGGGTCGTATCCAATGCTGCAGCGTCAACCGTCAAACTATCCGAGAAAGATGGCAGGCTAACCATTTCGTCAGGACGTAGCCGCTTTACGCTCCCGACAATTGCGCATGGCGACTACCCAAAGCCGCGCGAAGATGAATATGTCGGGTCAATCCAGTTCAGCGGCGAAGCTCTTAATCTAGCTATGTCGCGAGCATTCCCGGCCATTTCATCGGAGGAAGCGCGCTACTATCTCAATGGCGAATTTATGCACGTCATGGATGGACGTGTTTGGCTGGTCGCAACTGACGGTCATAGGCTGGCAAAGATCGCCGCTGGCAATTGCGATGCGCGGTTACCCGATACAATTATCGGCACAAAGACCGTAAAGTCGATCATGGCCATGGCGGCGCATGGCGACGTTAAACTGTCACTGTCGCGAACCAATGTGAAGGCGGAGGGCGATGGCGTCACAATTATTGCCAAGGTGGTTGATGGCACGTTCCCGGACTATGCCCGCGTAATCCCGGCCCGCAGCGCAAATGTTGCAACGGTTGATTCCGCATCCCTGGCATCAGTCATTGGACGCTGCACGTCTGTCACGGACATGAAGGGCAGCGCCATGAAATTCGAGTTTGGCGACAGCCAGATTGCCGTTTCCATCGCCCTTGCCGATGGCAGCGCGGCGCAGGACTCTGTTGCTTGCGAATATGAAGGCGAGCCGGTGACGCTCGGTATGAACTACAATTATTCGCGTGAATTGCTGCGGACTATTGATGGCGATGCGAAGATTTATCTTGACACGGCTACATCTGCGGTTCGTATTGAGCAGGTCAGCGCGCCTGACGATGTTTTTGTCATTATGCCGATGCGGCTTTGATTGAGGGGATGATTACGATGTTTACGATTATTGAAGATGGAATTGCAATCCTACGCGCACCCAAGGGTGTCTACCGCCAGTCCAAGGTCTACCACTGGCGCGGTCGTGTTTACGTGGCCTATGGGTCGGGGTTCCTGCGCATCACGGCCAAATTTGGCGATAGCTGGGGCACGTCACACCCCGACGTTAAGGTGATCGAGATTGATGCGGTTGGAGTGTCGCTTGATTGTGGGGAGGCGAAGTTTGTCGGATAAACCAACCGGCTTCCGCACCAATTACTATATGGTTTCTGTCGCTTACCCTGAGCGACAGGAGCCGTATATCGCTGAGTGTGGCGACATAATCCAGGCGCTTGGCATGACTTTCGAGGAAGGATGCGAGTTCAAGGCTATCTGGCGAACCGCTGCCCAGCGCATGGGCAACGGCAAGCCGGGTGGCGATGCCGTTTATGATGCGGAAAAGCGCGTCTATTACGCCAATCGATCTTTGGCATGGGAGAAGGTCCGCCGTGATGAAAAAGCGTGAATACCTAAGCCTAATGGCTGACCGCATCTCATGCGAGGCGGATGGCGAGGCGCTGTGGGATGCTTATAAGGGCTCCATGGCGCTGGAGCGGGCTTGCGTTGCCTATTTTGAGCGTCGTGCAGAGGCGTGGGGCGTAGACACCCCAACCGCTGGCTCTTACATCCTCAACTGCAAGCCTGGGGCTGATGGCATGGCTCGGGCGGTCGAGGCTACGGGGTTTAGGCGAGAGGGGCGGGTTATTCGGGTTTTGGGGTAAAAAGAAGGGGCTGAAAAGCCCCTTTAGTTTTACCAGTATTGATCCGGTATAAGCTTAGCCGCCCTATTCCATAGCGCTGTATCGCCCTTGGTCATCGCCTTTAGCAGCACCGCCTTTTCCTTGAAATAGACTTTGGCAAAATCGGGATCATGCTCTGCAATGCTTGACGTATTGCTAATCAAGTCGGCATATTTGATCGTCTGAACCTCGCCACTAGCGGCGGCTAGGCGTTCGCATGACAGGCGCTTGCGGATGGCGCGGTTGCCGGTTTCGTTGTCGGTTAGAGCAACGACCATATAGCGTACATCAGAGCCAAATTTGCGCTCAATATCGGCACTAGTCGCGTCGCAATCCTCAATCGTATCATGCAGAACCGCCGCGCATTGCATTTCGATTGAGCCGCCAGCGCCGCGCACGATGTTCATCGCTTCGATGCAATGCGTGATGTACGGATCGTTTGTATACTTGCGCCTTTGGCCTGCATGGGCCGTTGCGGCGTAGGCTATTGCTCGGTCGATGTCTTTTTCAGTTAGCACGATCATCCTCCTTCTCATCAATCTGCAACTTAACATCCTCAACCGTCATGCCGTGGACATGCAGGCCGTTGACTCCACTCTCATAGCAATAATCATAGTCAGGATGGGTCGCCTCGTATCCGACATACGCCACCTCAATTGTCCAGCCACGATAATGCCACTTGGCCTTAACCGATGCCGCAGCAATGGCATCAGAGAGCGTTGGCGCTTGTGCCGACACATAGCCTATGTGGTCGGTTTGGCGCAGCATTACGGATGCGCGACCAATGACAGACATATCCACGGTGTACATGCGCCAGCCGGTGGGGATGGAGGCTATGGCTTCTTCGGTGATCATTTTTCAATCCTATAATAAATGCGCCTTGCCCAAGGATAAGCTACAGACATACGATCATGAATGGGCCTGCCCATTGCATAATCTATGTTGTCATAGCGGTAATCGTAAACTTGCCTCTCATCGCGATATGCCATGGCCCAGCCAAACTTTGCCAGAACTTTCCTAATCATACCTCCCCTCCAACAATCTTAACCGCCGCATCAACCCCAATAACACCCCGCGCCAAGTCCTCCTGCTCGGCAATGGCGTCCTCAGCGCCGTCATAGTCCACCGTGACATAGGCGTCACACAGCGCGTTGTCGCGGATGCCGTCGAGCATCTTGTATAGCTCGGCAACGGCACCTTCTACGATGCCCTGCGCTTCGGCCCAAGCATGGCTCGCCGGGGAGCGCTTGGCATACGCCACATAGCCGAGCGGATCATCGCCACGGGCTCGGTTTACTGGCTCCAGCGCATCTTCTACGGCGTGCATTGCCTTTATGATGGGGCGGGCGGTGGTTAGCCATGCAGTGTTGGTGGCTTCGATTGTGGTTTGGAGGTTAGGGTTCATGCCGACACCTCATCAAACGCAATAAGAGAATATGCCCAATTAAGCCATTCCCGCTTTTCTTCAGGGCTATCTACAAGGTTGCTGCCGACTTTATAGGCCATTGCCTCGTCGCCAGCGCGAAGGTGGCTAAGGGCAATTTTAAGAACCTGTTCCATCACTTCCTCCATCTAACGCCGCCAACCTACACCTGTTGTCGTTAGTGTCAACAACTATTTTTAGCAAGGCGGGTCGCTTTCTACACAAGCCCTGCGCCTCAGCGTTTTGCATATCAGTTGAGTAATTTCCTCGCCCGTCGCGCTCCACCGAATGGCATCCATAGCTTCATCCATAGTCAGCGATCCGGCACGCTTAATGCCCGCGTCTCGACAAATGGACTGCAATTCCTCGCGCCATAACATTGCCAATGCGCCATGCGGCAGGCACTTCATGGATTTACGCCAACGATCAACTCCATGCCATTCCGTGCCGCATTGGACATGGCCCGCTCTATCAGCAATGGGCCATGTCCATGTCACAGCTCCTTGCGCCTCGCTCGGAACGTAAAATCCGCCATGGGCAACGCTCAAAAATCTCTCATGCAGTGCCGCAAATACTAGATTCGACACGCCGCGCATTGCCTTGATTTGCGCTGGTAAACGGTCCAATTTGTCGCGTTCAGATTTTATCTCAACCGCCGCCATCGCGTCATGCCCCACGGCCAAAACGTCTATGCGGTTGCCGAAACTGGCAGCGTTGATTTCGTGGATGATGCGACACCCAGGGATTACCTCCCGAAGCCGGTCAACCACAGGACCACGAATATCGACCTCTGCGCTACTCCTATAGGCAGGCATTAGCGCACCGCATCCTTAGCCGAAAACGTCACATCCCGCCCCTCGCGATCAATCACCCGAACCGCCATCCGCTCAACCGCAACGCGGCCAGCGGCTTTCAGGACTCGGTGGCGGGAGATTTCTGAGCCGATTGCGTCCACTACTACAAACATCGTCAATTCCTTTCTGTGACAAAAAATGGCCCGGATCATCGCGGTGGGGTGCGTAGATCAACGGGCCAGTAGACAACGGGGAGGATGAAGGTCGTTGCCTAGGGGTGGCTTTAGCGTCACGGCATTGCGTTGTCAATGCGCCATTGCTCAAAGGCCTCCCAAGCCGCAACAGCCCCCAAGGCAACGCAAACCCACGCTCCCAAGGATTGAGCGGCAAGCAGATATTTTACCTGATCGTCGGACAAAACAGATTTTGATGCATCGCGGCGTTTCATCTCTATGACCAGCGGCACGCGGGCAGGCAAAATAATATCGGATGCGCCAACAACCAAACCCTCGGCACTATGCTTAATGACCGATGAGAATTGGCCCGCAGTTTTTAGGCCTTCATTGCGAATATGCGTTGCTACCGCGCCATAGGTGTCTGGATAGCGCGAACGCATCCTATTGAACCAAGATGCCTGCTCTACGGCCTCCAGAGGGCATTTGCCGCGCCATTTGGGGTCGCCGTATAGCGGTATTCCATCTGGCACGATCATGCAGAATCCTCCATTTCATCTGGCGGCTCATTGTATCCATACACGCGCATAAATTCACCATCTTTTCTATAGCTGATCGTCTCTGGCATTTCGCTAGCGCCGTTCGTCGCATTGTTGAATGCGTTATAGTCCCGCACTGCCTGTGGGTGTTTAGCATCCACGGTAAACCAAGTCGAGAAATGGCGAAACTCGGTTTTCCAGTCCGCTCTAATAGTTTTATTTCCGGCCCTGCTAACTCCGGGCTTGTATTCAGCCGATATTACGCGGTCGGTTTGAAGTTGATTTACATCCTTCTTAAACTGCTTAAACTGAAGCTCTAGAGCCTTGTGCGGATCAACAATTTCGGCCCGGCAGTCCTTAACAAAGCAGTATCGTGCTGCAATGTCATTTTTTTCGCCGCACGAAGGACAGTCTTTGCCAGTATATCGGTATCCGCAGCGATCCCATTCATTCTTGCCGACTTGCACCATGCCAAAGCACCGTCTGCCATGATGTCCCGGCATAGGTCCGTAATCAGTCATAATCTGTTCGCCAAAAACATCGACGCAATAGCCTGCTTCGTCCTTGGCGTAATCTAGGCAATCGACCTTGGCGGAAAAACTATTCTCATATCCGCAATCTGGGCAAATACACGTCAAGCCTCCGCCGCCCTCAGCCTTCCCCTTGGCTCGAATGGTCGGCGCAAAAACGTCACCGTCTGGGAAGTGAGTGGACATGTTGTCAGCCGTGAAGTCCAAATAAAGGCAATCCGGCTTACCACCAGCGATCATCGCGGCTTCGCGTTGGCTAATGGTGTCCAGCGGCATTCCTGGCGCATATACTGGCCTAAGCCCGCGCCCGATGATCTGCTGTAGCAGCCGCGCGCTCTCGGTCTTGCGTAGTACCGCGATTACATCAACGTGTGGAAGGTCCACGCCAACGGTCAGGACACCGACATTGACCACATATTTGAGCCGCTGCGCCGCAAAGCGCTTCAAAATGGCTTCACGGTCGCCTGTTTCGCCCGTTACGATAGCTGACAATTCCGGCGGCAGGCTTGCCATGACCTCTTGTGCGTGTTGCACCGTGGCGGCATAGATCAGAACGCCTTTACGATTGCGAGCTTTGGCTACGATTGCACCGCAAATAGCTGCTGTCAGCCGCCCGTGACCGTGATAGGCTCGATCAACCGCAACCGCGTCGAATTTTCCCTGCTTGTTGGGCAATAGAGCGGAGGTGTCATAGGCAACGTCTGGATCGGTGCCGCCAATAACTGGCGGTGTAAGAAACCGCTGCTCGATCAGATAGCGCGGCTCGACACGATACAGCAATTTGCCCGCGTAAGGCTCGATAGCCACGTCTTCGCCATTAACCCGGCCATCTGGCCATTCACGGAAAATGTAGCCCGTGCCAAGGCGATACGGAGTGGCCGTAAGCAAGACGACGCGCAGATTGGGATTGCCTTCGCGCATGGCCTCGATAATGGCCTTGACGGTTGGCGTCAAAAGGTCGCCTTCATCCACAATGACCATAGCAAAATCGCGCTGGAACGCGCTGATACGGCCCTTGATAGTTAGCGGCGTCCCAAATACCACCGGATGCCGGAGTGACTTAGCTCCAGCCGATGCAGAATACATGCTTGCCGGATTGCCGGTCAAAAGGTATTTCGCGTGGTTCTGCTTAACAAGTTCCGCTGACGGAGCGATGCAAAGCACACGCTTGCCTGTCATGCCAAAAATGATACGCGCAATTTCCGCGCAAATTAGCGACTTGCCAGCGCCAGTAGCCAACTCCAAAAGGCATGGCTCAACGCTGCGCTTAACGTATTCTATTACCTTATCAACAGCTTCCCGCTGATAGTCGCGAAGCGTGTATTTAACGGTCATCGCAACCCCCAATACTCACTATCTTTGCCCTTAAACTTGGACGTATCGGCCCCAGGTGCGTAATGGTCCAAGGCTTTTTTGTAAGAAATGGCACCACTCTTGCGAGTAAGCGTAAGTTTGCGTCCACTAATCAGCGCATCCCGCTCCTTGGCCAAAGCAACCATCTCCTTTAGAAGGTCGGCCTTGCGCTCCGCGATACGATCGGCCTGTTCGGCTAATTCGTCCCATTCCCGGATCATGCGCGAAGCTTCTGGCGTGTCGATTTCCACCCTAAGCGGCCCAAGATGCTCATCCGCGTTCTCCGCCACCTCATGAAGATATTCCGCAAAAAACTGTCTTAGCTTCGGCATATTTTCATCAAGCCAATCCTGATCCGGCAAAACAGTTTCAAGCTTATTACCATGCGCACTGGACTGCCAAAAATGTGCCCATTTACGCCCCGTTGCCAGCAATTCTAGCTGCACCTGGGCATAATAATGCGGCATGTCATTGATAGACTTGAACGACGCCGTTTCATCTTTGCGCTTGCCCCATGGCACCTTGGCCTCAAGCAAGCCATCGTCGCCAATCAGGCCATCGGGCGACGCGCCGCTCCAGTCCTCATACGGGAAAAAGCCGCACTCCTCGACCTTATTGCCAGTTTCCAATTGATAATCAACCAGCGCGCCTGACTCATGAAAGCGGCCATGCGTCATGATGGTGTTTTCAAGAAACTCACTGGTTTCACGTGGCGCACCAAGAGCATCGCGTACCATCATCCGCATGCACTGCGCACGCGTCATATTGGGCGATACGCCTAGCGCGGCCCCGGCTATGGAGCCGGTCAAACGTCCTTTGCGGGCGGCGTACCATTCGGGGGAGCGTTGGGGTGCATCAGTAGTCATCATGGCGCTCCATAAAAGCCAAGCCATAGGCGCCCGGCAGTTCTGCCCATATTGCGCCACGGGTAAAATATGGCCCAAAATCATATGCATCTTCTGCATCGATTGGGCCCTCCTCAGTCATCAGGGCAAGCGAGGATGAACATCCATCGTTGCATACGATGACAATCTTTTTGCCGCCTTCCGGCTTGCGTTCATCCCATTTATGCCATTCCATTATCCTGTCTCCTATCCCTAATCCACTGATTAAACAAAACCTCGCCATACCGATCAAGCGTAAGATGCGTGAGGTCCGTGCCAGCGTTGTTGGCAATGCGACGATGAATAATTACGCGCTTGCCATGCCCCACTAATCGCGCCACTTCCCAATCGCCCTTAGGAAGTTCCTGCGCATACCCCAGCGTTTCGCAATACGCGATGAATTTGGGCAGTGCGGTTACGGCTAGGCGGTTGCGGCTCATACGTCGAGACCGCGAATTTCTTTGATGTCACGGACACGTAGGCCGATGGACCGGAAATACTCATCGGTATGACCCATCAAATATGCCCAGCCTGTCATTTCTGAAAAATGCTGTTTCAGCTTATTCATGGCCATGACATTAATTTCTGCATCACGCAAAATTGGCTCCTGAATAACCTCAGGAAACTGTCCAACCGTGGCAACCTTCATCTTCACGTCGCCAAAGTCGTGATCGCCATGCTTACTGTTTGCGACCTGTTTTTCAACAGCGGCGCGCGGGCCGATATATTCGATTACGCGCAAAACGCGGATAATGTCTTGCTTCATTTCATCCTCCATAAAACAACCCCGCCACCCGAAAGCGGCGGGGCATAGGTAAATCAGAAGTCGCCATGCATCGAGATGAATGGCACGTCATCACTCAGGTCGTGATCGACACTGCTTGCGCGGCCACGCGAGGCATAGCTTCCGCCGTTGCCGGTCGATGCAGGCTTAGCCTTAGCTGCGCCAACCTCAACCTGTCCGCCGTCCTTAGGCTGAACCATCTGGACGTAATTGCCTTCCTTGCCTTCAATCGACCAGATGCCGAGCTTCAACAGCATGGCCTTGCCGCAGAGCGAGCCCATCAGGTCAACGTCGGACGGACGCCCGCCCTTCTTGGCAAGTTTGCCGCCAGCGTTCTTGTCAATAGCGGCCAGCATCCGAAGAGCCTTGTCCTTCTTCTGCGCCGGATTCTTGGCGCGACTATCGACGTCGGTGACGTACAGCTTCTGAAACACGCGGCGATTTTCGTATTCCTGCGGCTTGGCAACCTGCCACTGGATCGAAATATATTCCGTGCCCTCGTATTCCGCCCACTTTGCCTCGGTCGGCATGGCCAGAACCTTGGACCCTTCCGGGATAGGCTCGATATTGCCGCCACCTGCGTCAAATTCTCCGGTCGATCCCTGGGTCAGGTCTTCGTTATCGCTGGTGTTCCAGAAGCTCATGCCTTGGTTCCTTCTTCTTCGTTATCGGTGGTTTCGGGTGTTGGTTCGGCCTGCTTGCGTGCGGGCTTCTTTGGTTCTTGCTCCGTCAGATACGGCGCAAGCGGGTTTTCGCCTTGGATGAACTCGATATCCTCGGTGATGCCTAGGCGGTTCTTGGCCAAGCTGGATGGGGTCATATAAGCGGTAATGACGCGCTCCCCTGTGGTCTTTGCCTTTTTGCTTCCTTCATCACCCATAAGAATTGTCGCCTGACGCACAAACCCCACCAAGCTTACGGAGTCAACATAAGGCGCAAGAGATTTCTTGTGCAGACGCAAGGACCACTGGTTATAAGAGTCCGAGTCGGGCGGATCAATCGTGGTAATGTCGGCGTGCGCAAGAAACACAACATTCATACCCCGGCGCTTGCGGATTGCCTCAGCGGCGCGGCGAACCCGAGCGTGATTAGCCGCGAGAGCATCGTAACCAGCACCATAACCCCCCAATGCGCTGCCAAGGCCCCGCGCCTTTGGGTCGCTGGCAATGATGTCAGCCGAAAACAGCGCATCAAGGCCCGTAACGCTGTCGATAATCAGCGTCTGATAGCTATGATCTTCATCCACAAGTGCCATAAGCTGCGCCCACAGGTCGGCAACCTTCTGCACCTCACCGAGCATATCGGGCACCATGCCATCAGGCAAATCACTGGGGATTGCTTCGCCCGTGGTGCGGATCATGAACGGTGCCGGGAAGGCCGCAGCGAGGCTGGTCTTGCCAGACCCTGGCGTACCTACAATGGTGCCGATAAACGGCTCTTTTCCGGGCTTCTTTGCCCCTGCTAGCAATGACATATTTCGCTTTCCTTTCTTCTAGCGGGTTGACGTTTGCCACGGTTTCAACGTACATGCAAGGGCATATTTCACAAAAAGAGGTGCGCAGTGCTGACGCTAAACGATATAGTGCTTAAATTGCAGGACAGGAGGCTTGACAAGGTTTCGGAGGCAACTGGCCTGCATCGAAACACTATTGCCAATGTACGCGACGGAAAAACCAACAATCCTGACTACAAGGTCGTTGAAAAGCTAAGCGCCTATTTGAGCGCCTAACAATGGAAATTATTAGCAGAAACGAAGCCAAGGCGGCCGGATTAAAGCGCTATTTTACAGGAAAGCCGTGCCCTCATGGACACGTAGCATTCCGGTGGGTGTCTGGATTTAATTGTTCAGTTTGCCTTGATATTAGCAAGAAGGCTTACCGCGCCGATCCAGAATTTCATGCGCGTGAATTGGCTTACAAAGCTGAATATCGCGATGCCAATCGAGAAGCCGTAAATGAATACGCACGCTGGTATTGGCGCAATCACCCCAATGCAAAAATTGTGGATGCCAAGCAAAAAGAAAAACATAAAGAAAAGCGCAAAGAATATAACAAAAAATACTTTTCGGATAGACCGGAATACCATCGTCAGCGCCATGCGAAATGGCGATCTAAAAATCCTGACGCAATAAGGTCATACATTTCAGCGCGTCGCGCAAGAGAAATGGATGCGGATGGCGAATACACAGCAAAAGATGTTAAGCTGATCTTTTCCGAACAGAATGGGCAATGTTCTGGATGTTTATGCATTTTGCAAAAAGGTTATCACGTCGATCATGTAATGCCGCTAATTTTAGGCGGGTCGAATTGGCCTAGCAATTTGCAATTACTTTGCCCTTCCTGCAACAGCCGCAAAAATGCGATGCATCCGCTAGATTGGTTTGCACAGATCAACAAGGCTTATTTCTCATGATGTACCGCGATTTCTGGAAAGCCGGTTACAAGATTTTCCCGCTTTACGGCGCAAACAAAGACGGATCGTGCCAGTGCGGCGACCCGGAATGCGCAGCAATTTTGAAACATCCGCGTATCGGGTCGTGGAGCATAATTCCACTTTTCGATGAGGATGTAATCAATAATTTCGAAGAGTTTGACCAGTTTGCCACGGGTTATGGCGTTCTTTGCTCCGGCCTTCTGGTCATCGACGTTGATGCGCGCAACGGTGGCGTGGAGAGCTTTGAGCGACTGGTTCACGAATACCCCTCCATCAATGAATCGCGGCTTGAGGTTGCCACGGGTTCGGGCGGCGGATCGAAGCACGTCTATTTCCGCCTGCCCGAGCCCATCGCGCTCATCCAGAGCCATGCCGATTATCCCGGCATTGACTTCAAATCATCCGGTTATGTGGTTGGCCCAGGGTCGCGCCATGTCAGCGGCGGTTCTTACGAGGCGGATGGCTATCCTGAGGAAATCACGGATGCGCCAGATGATCTAATCGCGCTGCTACGCAAGCCCGAGCGGCACCGCGTCGATTACAACGGCACACCTTTGGACGTGTCGCACGCCGATATTGAAGAAATGCTGCGCCACATCCCAAATTCCGGTCTCGACTATGAGGTTTGGGTCCGTGTCGGCATGGCGGTCCATCACGCGACGGGCGGCACGGGCTATGACCTGTGGGATGCGTGGAGCGCGACATGCCCCGATAAGCACGACGAAGCCCGTATGCCCAACAAATGGCATAGCTTCGGGCGCAGCGCCAACCCCGTAACGGTCGGCACGCTCATCCATCATGCGCAGGAAAATGGCTGGGTCATGCCGATCCGAATGATGGATGGCATGGGCGATTTGCCCGAAATGAGCATGAAGGAGCCGGAACCAGCCGATGGTTTGCCATTCGATATTTCGGGCATCGATTTGACCCAGCCTCCCGGCTTTGTCGGCGAGGTGGCGCGCTGGATTGAAAGTCAATCCCGTCGACCGCGCCGCCATTTGGCTGCTGCCGCCGCCGTGACCGCCATCGGTAACATCGCTGGATTGCGTTATACCGATGACCGTGATGGCGTAACAACCAATATGCTCACTTTCTGCGTAGCCGCGTCTCGTACCGGCAAGGAAAGCATACAGCAAGCTGTTTATACTCTTCATAAGGCTGCTGGCATAATGCCAGCAAGTCATGGCGGTATTAAATCAGAGCAGGAGATCGTAAAGAATCTTACGAGACACCAAGCCTCTTTCTACGTCATTGACGAAATTGGCCTGCAACTCCAGAAAATACAGAACGCAATCAAGCGCGGGGGTGCTGTGTATTTGGAAGGCGTCATCGCCATGATTATGAGCGTGCAATCCAAAGCACACGGATACATGATGCTCAATGGCGACCTCAAGGAGAAATTGCGAGAGGATTTGTCTAAGGAATTAAGCCAAGTCACAAAAAAAATGGATGGCGGTGAAACACCATATTTGCTGGGCCAACAAGCCATGCTGGAGCACGCCCTAGCAAATGTGGACCAAGGGCTGGACCGGCCATTTTTGTCGCTTATCGGATTCACCACGCCTAGCACTTTCGAGAAGCTGGTTGACCGCGAAAGCGCCACCAACGGATTTTTCGGACGGGCTGTGCTTTTCCAAGAGCATGACACCGTGCCGCGCCTAAAGGATGATTTTTCCAAGCAGGCCATGGGCGAGGGCATTGAAATGGCGGTGCGCCAGATTTTCTCGGACGGCCATTTCGATGCCCAGCAAATCCGTATCGAGAATTACCGTCCTCGTTCGGTTGTTCCGTCCGATCCCAAGGCGCTGGAGATGCTTTCCGCCATTGGCAAATGGATGCAATCACAAGCCGAGGATGAGGCTACCAGAGAGGGTCTGGAGGCGCTGTGGCTTGGCGCATACGAGATTGTCAGCAAGATCAGCCTGATCCTTGCCGTACCAGGGATGCTGCGCACTGCCGAGCATGTCCGGTGGGCCTTCGCTGTGGTCAAGCGGGACGTTGAGAGCAAAATCCGTCTTGCCATTGGCAATGACGACGCCAAGCCTAAAAAGAACGACGCGCTTCGCGCCCGCATTGAAGGGCTATGCCAAGCGCCCATTGCCCATGGCACCATCATCAATCGACTTGAGCGCGCTTTCAGCAGAGAGGACATCGGCAAGGCGCTTGAGGCCATGCTGAAAAACGGCGCATTGACCAAGGCTGTCACCATCCACTCGAAGCGGAAAACCGAGATCGTGAAATACGAGGTGCGCCATTGACGGCGCATTTTGGGTAGGATAGGGTCTGATTTCGCCTTTTTGGGCACGCTATTTGACATTCTTGGGTTTGCTTACGCAAAAATATTTTGCAATCGTGTAAGCAAAAAACGGCGGAAATCAGCCATTTTTTGCGATTGAAAAATAGCATAATAGCATATCCTAGATACACTCTAAAATAACCCTAAGAGGCACCTACCGCTTCTTGGGGTTATAGGTGTTTCTATATACTGTCGTACTGAGAAAAAAATGTGTGTCTAGTTATTCTATCTATTCTATTTTGTATTATCTCTAAATAGCAGTAAACTGCCAAAAATTGAAAAATCTTAATAGATATCGGTGGAATTATTCTATCCCCTGTTTACACCGCCGCCAACTTATGCCATTAAGTCTTTAGGAAGGAGTATATATGATAATTCAAAAAGGCGTGCCTTTGCCGGGTGAGAGCAAAAAGCGCATCAAGTGGCCGTTTTCAAAGATGGATGTCGGGGATAGCTTTCTTGCGCCTTGGCCGGAGGACGCCACCTTGGCTTGCGACAAGACGGCATGGCATAAGCGGGTTTGCGCGACATCCCAAGGCTACAAGGGGCGCAAGTTCAAAACCAAGGCTGTGCCTGATGAGGGCGGTGTTCGCGTGTGGAGGATTGCATGATTTTTATCAAAACCAATCACGGCCTGATAAACGCAGATTATATCTACAAAATTGACACTCATGGCGGCAAGGCCAATCCCACGGTTTATTACCGCGACAGCACCGCAATGTGTGAGCCGGGCGAGTTGGCGAAGCTCGGCATAGCCGATAATAAAAATAACCGTTGACACCGCCCACACCGTCAGGCTAGGCAGGTGGGGCTAAGGAGATGAATGATGTTCGGATGGTTCAAGAAAAATCCCGCCCCCAATCCAGCCCCGGCACCCAAGGCATTCAGCCAGCCCGTGAGCGGCGGTTATGTCGATGACCGGGGCGTGTGGTTCGCCACCAAGAATGAAGCGGATTTGGCTAGTGCGGTGCGGCACATGGTTGGCGAGGCGCGGGATTCGCGGTTCATGAATGGACTAGGCGGATATTATTTTGACCCGGAAGATTTCCAGCGTCGCTTGGCCGATCCCGATACGGTGAACGCTATGGCGATTATTACTCGGGTTCGAGGCGGGGCTTAAATTGCCCGAATTTTGCCCTCAGACGCTTTCTCAGAGCGATTTGGGGATTTTGGGTGGTGTCGGAGCAGATTGAGATTAGGAGGCTTTAAAATGGCTAATATTGATTGGAGTGGACACCTTGAGGCTTATCACACCGATGGACGTGTGGTTCCCGCATGGCTTGACGAATGCGTTGCACAGCCAGATTCGGAAGGAGATTATTCTCTAAAGTTTGCGGGCAAAGGGCCGCTTATGAGTGTATACCGGCCTGATGGATTGGTATGGCGGAACGATCACGCCGATGATCGCGCATGGCGTATTCGCAATGTTGCTCCCGTCGCCGCACCTAACGCCGTCGACTTGAATGAGCGGTGCAGGGCGATGGTAAAGATTGTGGCGTCATCCACGAACGGAAAGATTCCCGATTATGCCATAGCAGAGGCCAAAGCTATCATCGCCGCAATGAACCCCGTTGACCTCGACCTGATCGAAGCTCGGGATTGCGTGGCGAAGGTTTATGAGGATGCGGGGCGAAATGATCTTGCTATCGCGACACGGGATGGTAAGCAGGATAATCGGCTCCGGGTGCAGTCCGCGCTTGCGGCTTTTCGACGGGGGCGGGATTTTGGTAATGGAGGGAAGTGATGCTGTGCTTTCGTGACATGACGTTCTGCTGCTCCGAGACGCACAAGGCGGATTGTCAGAGACAGTGGACGCCCGAACTTCAAGACGCTGCTGACCGCTGGTGGGCAGGATTGCCCGGCTCCGCGCCAGTTGCCTTCTCGCCATTCTGTGGCGGCGATCTGCGCATTCCCCTCCCTACCAGCGAGGAGGCGGGGGCGTGAGCGGGCGTAGCTACACCGTCGAGCACCACATGCGTGTCTATGACGACCAGCATGGCTCGTATGTCACCGTGCGGCCTGACCCCGACACTGGTGACCTCTGCCACATCTCGACCAATGAAGGCGGCAAGGATGATCAGGATAGCCCTGGGATCATCATCCCGTGGCCAATGGCCCGCCTGATGGCTCAGGCCATCCTCAGCGCCAACCCGGAGGACGCAGCATGAGCGACGACCCGAGCAAGGTGGATTTGGGCAAATTCACGGATGGAGTGCCGTTGCCGACGACCTACGAGGAAATCCATCGGCAGGCATTGCGGCGCAACCGCTTCCGCATCCCACGCACCCGCGCCCTTGAGCGCGACAGCAGGGAGGGGTGAGGGGTGGATTTTTGTGGTGGGAAGAGATAAATAGAAAGCATGGCCCTTACTGACAAACAGCAGCGCTTCGTAGAGGAGTATCTAATTGATTTGAACCGCACCCAGGCGGCGATTCGTGCTGGGTATAGCGAGGATACTGCTGAGTCCCAAGGCAGTCGTTTGATGTCAATGAATGTTGAGGTGGCGCGCGCGGTTAAGGAGGCTCTTGCGGCGCGGTCAGAGCGCACTCAAGTTGATGCAGATTGGGTTCTTGATCGGCTGACTATGGAGGCCCAAGCCGACCTTGGCGACCTTTACGGCGATGATGGTGAATTGCTCCCTGTTAAGAAGTGGCCGCTCATCTGGAGGCAGGGCCTTGTCGCAGGCATTGAAAGCCTTGAGGAGCGCGATGAGACTGGCGCAGTAATCGGAATGACCAGAAAGGTAAAGCTATCTGATCGCGTCAAGCGTATTGAGTTGATTGCAAAGCATATCGACGTTGGCGCATTTGAGGAAAAGGTAAAGCACAGCGGCACGATGGGAATTACCGTGCTTCAGGAAGACGCTAATTTGTGACGCAAGCCGTTGCGGTTCTGACGCCTAAGCAGCGCGAGGCCAACCAACTGCTTGGCGGGCCTGCGTCAAACATCATGCTTCGCGGCGGCTCTCGCTCCGGCAAAACGTTCCTACTGATCCGCGCCATCTGCCAGCGCGCCATTAATGCCCCAGGCGGGCGGCATGCTATTTTTCGGTTTCGGTTCAATCACGCCAAAACCTCGATTTGGTCGGATACGCTGCCCAAGGTCTTGCGGCTGTGCTTTCCCGGCGTCAACGTGGTCTGGAACAAGACTGACTTTTACGTTCAATTCCCCAACGGCTCGCAAATCTGGATTGGCGGCCTGGACGACAAAGAGCGCGTCGAGAAAATCCTTGGCGCGGAATATGTTACACTGTATTTCAACGAAAGTAGCCAGATTAGCTGGGGCTCTGTCGAAATGGCAATGTCTCGACTGGCGCAAAATGTGCCGCTTGATCCAGCAATCGCCGCCGCGACAGGTCGGACGCATTTGCCGCTAAAGGCATATTTCGATTGCAATCCACCGTCCAAGCTCCACTGGTCCTATCAGCTATTCAAAGCCGGCATTAAGCCAAACACCAAAGAGGCGTTGGCCGATAGGTCCGATTATGCCGAGATGCAGGTGAACCCAGCCGATAACGCAGCCAACCTTCCCCCCAAATATTTTGAGATTCTAGCCAATATGTCGGCGGCTCAACGCCTTCGATTTGAGCGAGGCGAGTGGTCTAGTGAGGTCAATGGCGCGCTATGGGCACTTGAGGACCGGCTTTCCGAGAATGGGCAAGTCATCAAAGGCATCGATAGCGAGCGCGTAGCGTCTGCACCGGAAATGCAGCGCATCGTGGTTGCTGTAGACCCCAGCGGCACCAAGGGCGATGGTAAGGGCGATGATATTGGGATCATCGTGGCCGGGGAGGGCATGGATGGCCGATTTTACGTCCTAGAAGACCTGTCATGTCAAATGTCGCCTGACGGATGGGCCAAGCGCGCAGTTGACGCCTATGAACGCTGGAAAGCCGATAGGATTGTAGCCGAACGCAACTTTGGTGGCGCGATGGTTGAGGCAGTCATACGGCAGGCCAACAAGAATGTGCCTTACAAGGAAGTCACTGCCAGTCGCGGCAAGGTTGCCAGGGCAGAGCCTATTGCGGCTCTATATGAACAAGGCCGGGTATCGCATGTCGGCATCCTGCCGGACGTGGAAGACCAGATGTGCGCAATGACGCCATCGGGATATATGGGTGAAGGATCGCCTGATAGGGCGGATGCATTGGTTTGGGCTATTACTGAATTGGTTGAAGGATCGGGAAGCTATAACGTTGGTGGGTGGCTTGAGTAATTTGCATTTACCGTGATATATGCCGGGTCACGGGAGCGTTGGGCGCGCTCAACCGTGACCCTAACCAAAGCGAGGCAACGCTAATGGCTAAAGAAGAACTAAATCAGATAACCAAGCAATGCAAGCGCTGTTTTGCTAATAAATTGTTGTCTGAAATGTATATAATAAAAGGAAAGCCTATTGGGGTTTGCAGAGAATGCAAGCTAATTGAAAAGTTAAAATATAGAGAAAAAAATAGAGAAGCTCTTGCCGCAAAGCAAAGGCTTTATAAAGAAAAGAATTACGATAAAATAATGGAATACAGAAAAAATAATAAAGAGCTTGCTGCGAAGACGTTTGCAAAATGGCAACTGGCAAATAAGGAAAGGCGAATTGAGTATGCAAAAGCTTATCGAGAGGCAAATCCAGACAAAAGAAAAGCAGCATATGCGGCATGGAGGGCGGCTAAAAAACACAACGGAGGATCATATACTAAGCAAGACGTAGAAAACTTAATGCTATGGCAGAATAAGCAATGTTATTACTGTGATGACGAATTGCTAGACTATCATGTTGACCATTACATACCGCTATCCAAAGGCGGTAAAAATGACAACACAAATATAGTTTTGGCCTGCCCTCTTTGTAATTTGAGGAAAAACGACAGAATGCCGGAAGATTGGCAGGGGCCATTTGCATATTTATGGAGGTAGGCGGACCCTAACAAAAACGGGGCGCTTGGCCCCGTTGATTTTTGTGTTTTAAAGAGCGGATACGGCCCTAACATCTCCAAAATCGAACAAGCATATATCTTTGCGCTTTTGGCCTTTTGCGGACTGCACGCCAATCCAGATATTCAGTCCTTCACTGACTTCGCAAGGATTGCCAAACTTGACAATGAAGTCCGCAACCGTATCGGTGGTTGCTATCACGTCTTCATCACAAATTCCGAGGTTGGCTTCGGCATCAACCAATTCGACAAAGGCTTCAATCTGGGCTTTGGTCAGCATTTCATTTCTCCATTTCGTCTTGATAAAACCGTCTTAGGCCGGGCTGTCTCTGGTGTCAACGATTATTTTTACGTCACCCCAACAATTCCCGCATAATCTCATCGTCACTCATATAGGGCGATCCATCGATTGGCTTGATGGCATTGTTGGTTATGATGCGTTCCCAATGCTGGGCAGCATCCTGAGCCGCATCACGGTCAGCATAAAAAGCCGAATGGACCGTCAGCCCATTCCAGTCCGCCACTTCTACCTTCAAGCCTTGTTCGGTGCGGGCGCTGATTGTGTGGCTCATGCGGCCTGCTTCTTGGCCGCGCCGATAGCACCCTTTATCGTCTTCTTGCTGGTCACGTGGAAGAAGATGGAGCCTTTGCCAGCGGTGGCAAAAACCTTAAAAACGCCGTCACGGGCACGGACCACAATAGAACTGCCATCTGACGCCGTGGTTTCAAAAAGGTTGTTCATCATTCATCTCCGTTTCGTTGCACCCCTTCTAACCACGCGAATTAGGCGCGTCAACAGTTATTTTTAGGTGAATGCGGTGCGCGCGGTCATGGCCGCACCTGCAAAGCTTCAAATTCTGAGCGAACGTCAGCAATGCGCTCCAGCGCACGCCTGGCACGGAGAACAGGATGGCCCGGCTCTCCATCATGGCCTGTGTTATCGGCGATGAACTTGCCAACCCACCGCTCTGCATCATGCAACGCTAACGCGACACGCTTTTGCAGATCAGGGCTCATTTGCCCGTTCCGATCAGCAAAAGGTCGTCGTCAAAGCGGACAGCTTCACCACCAGCGAAGCGCACGTCGTACCAGCGTGCCCCGTCAAAATTGGTGATGTTGGTGATACGGCCAGCGTATCCATCGCGATCCACGACCTGATCACCAATCTTAAACTGCGCCTGAGTATTCTGTGTCATGTCCACCTCCGTTGATGAATTAATAAAGCCACCTTAGCGGCTATCTACAGCCTGTCAACAACTATTTTTCGCCAAACCCAATTGTCTTAAAAATTTCTGCCTTGAAGTCAGATAGCGCGTTGCCGAGGGCGCGATTGGCGCAGGCAAGGGTGCCGACGTATGATCGCCAGTGGTCCTCATGGCCAAAATATTCCTGAGAAAGTTCGCGAGCCGCTTTCTCTTGCTGCTGATCGTACGTCACCGATAACACCTCCGACACCCACACCCAGGCGAATGCCCCTCAATCGGGGCACTTTGCCTAACCGGCACCCTGTCGCGCCCCACATGCAAAAACCCACCGATCAGCAGCCCGATGAATGCCCCGATAGGGCCTAGGATCAGGAAGCCTATGATTAGGCCTAGTAGCATTCGGGTCATGGGGTGGGGCCTTCCTTGCGGGCTTGGCGGAGGGCTTCGACAATGGCGGCAATAACATGGCCTTCGTCAGCATCACCGCTGGAATAATCCCGCGACCACATGTTTACTAGACCAGCCTCCTCCCTAGCAATTTCTGTAACCAGCGCAGCGAGATTGCGGGCCGTTAGGGTGTCGCGATCAACCGGATTAAGCTCGGCAACCAGCGCCTTGGCTTCATACAGATAGTTATCGCGATCACCCGGACCAGAATCTGCCACCCGCGCTACGAACGCTTCCAGGCGGGTTAGGCGGTCGGGGGTGGGGGGCTGGCGGTTGCGGATGCGCCAAGGATTTGATTTATCCAAAGGAAAGCCGTCTTCATCCCATCCGCCAACGTAATATTGAGGGGCAATACCTGCCTTTCCAGCGTATCGCATTCTTGGCCTTTCCGGCATTCCATGCGGCTCAACCGTGCCAACCCGCCCATCCTCATGATAGGCTTCCAGTTCGCCGCTCCAGTCGATCTTGCTCATGCCACGTCCTCCAAACCCAAATGATGCATAGCGCACTCCCTGCGCTCCTTCTCGGTCCAACCGGCCGGATAGGCCTCCATCTGGATCACGATCATGGCCTCGATATGTGCTGCTAGTTCGGTCATTGTTTCCTCCATGTGGGGCATCATAGGCCGTCACGCATTGCTGTCAACATATATTTTAGAACGGCCACCACTAAGGCCGCTTAGGCCGATACGTAGCCATGTAGACCGCGTTATAGCCGCGCATGTATTCCGCGTTCATGCTGTCGGACCATGATGGGATGCGGCCGGCTTTGTAGTCTGCGCGGCCTTTGGCGTAGAGGGTCATTTGCCAAATGCCATAATGGCTAGATCGTAGGTAATACTGACCCAAGCGATAAGGCATACGGCGTTGAACGCGACCTTTACCCAATACTTATCTTCAACGCCTTCCAGTCCATCGCGGAAACACATAAGCGCAACAAATGCAGACGCAAACGCGCCACCCATGATAGTCCAATCCATCACTTTTCCTCCAGTGCGGCGCGGATCATGGCGGTAAAAACCTTCCGGCCATCCTCAGTTATTACCCAGTCATTTCCAGCCTCAACCATCCCCTCACTAGGCTCAAGCATGGCCTGCAAGGCTGCGCGGGCGCGTTCTTGATAAAGTCCGCCCCATTCGTCACAGTCCATCTTATCTGATGCGGCCATAGCCCGCGCTATTTTTTCAATCATCGTCATCACTCACTCTCCATCGCGTGTCGGGCGCGAAGGGCGGCTGCGACGAGGGCTAAAGCTGGACTGGCATTCCTTCCCTCGAAGCGTCGATCGATGCAGCATGAGAACGCGAAGGGAGCGGATGTGGAGTCGCCAACAGACATTTCCCACGAGACGCCCTCCGGCACAAGTCGCATAGCGGCGTCCAGTGATCCGGTAAAAGGCGGCGCGCCATAACCGTCGCCATGCGAACGGAAGCCGCACGCATTGCCAATAGCCACGTCCAATAAGCCATCCGCCCCCTTGGCCCGTTCGCAGGCGTCTGCCAGTTCTAGGATGGTCATGCTGGCACCTGTGCTGCAAGGTATGCTTTCATAACTTCACGTTGAAATTGCTCAAAATAAAATCCTCCATAGGCGCAGCGCGTCAAATCTACGCCACGTTTATCCATAACGCGCGCCGCTTCGGTTTCAGCCGCCAGCCATTCGTATTCATCAAAATGATGTGGTGTGCATTCGGCCGTGCTATACCCGCTAAGGACTGCGCTGCCGTGTTGACGAACGCGACAAATGGGGCGATCAGGCAGACCTTCGTCGCCGATTGCTACAACCTTTGCTCGAATAGGCTGCGAGCGAAAGGAGCTACGCTGTGCCATAACGTCAATATCCAAATGAAGAACATTGTCATTGGCATCCAGTGCGCGCCCATACATTGGCGCAGGATTGGGTTTTGTGCCATGCGCGCCAGACCAAAAATCTGGCTCACCGTGAAACACCGATAGGCGTGTTTCGTGATTTGTCATTTTTCATTCCCTCCATATCCAAAGCCCCATCCCTAACGCCCCAATCCGCCATGTCAACGAAATTATTTCTTTTCGCTTGACCGGCGCGGGGGTGGCGGTATGGTCGCACTCCAATCTATGAGGATTTTGTATGAACCAACCAGAATACACCGCCACAGCCGAAGAAATCGCCAACACCACGGATGCCAAGCAGCTTATCGAGTGGTACGACCACGCGGATGACATGGCGACCAATCTTGAGGCGACTATCATTGCCCGCAATGCGTCGGACGTACCGGACGACGACGCTTGGTTTTTCCGTGCATCGGACAAGTATGCCCATTGCAAGACGGCCATGAAGCGCTGCCTGCGCCAGTTGCACCGGATTGGATATGAGGGGCGGGTTTCGGTTGAATCTGTCGCGGTCGAGGAAATGAAGGGTATGAAGTGGGCTATTAATGCGCTTCAGGCCCGGGTTAATAAGATTGATGGAGGGAAGAATGACTGATTCATTTAAGGGGCTGATCGCGGAAGCAAAGCGCCAGAACCGCTATAAGCCAACCATAGCGGAGAGAGTAATTGCTTTTGCCAAGTACCCGCCATTCGTGCTGATTTGGCGCGCTCGCGTGGCTTGGCTCCTGCAAACAAAATGGAATGCGCCAAAAGGGCATGAGGCACGTTGCTCGCTTATACAGAATTGGCAGTATTCCAAGTCTATGACGGAATATATGGATGACGGCCCCTTGTTCCCGTCAGAGGCAATCGAGATTGATCGAGAATATTGGGAGCAAGGATAATGACTAACGAAGAAATCAACGCGCTAGGCACTCAGCTATCCGCGCTTCGCAACGCCAAAGATGGCGCTGTAGTGGTTTCGGTGGGCGCGCATGGTCCTGATGGCGACATGGCGGATGGGTGCCTTTGTGCAACCGTTACGGTGTCTGGCGAGGAAGGGTTTGCGCGGGCAAAATATCTTTGTGACGCCATTTCTTTGGCGAGGGGTGATGCGCAGCGTAAGGTTGCGGCTCGGGCGGCTAAGGCAAAGAAGGAGGAAAAGTGATGCGTGATTCTATTTATTATCGTGTGACGGGCGGCGCAGCCCTCGAATTTTGCCGTGCATATCGTGACGGCTGGAAGTTTACCGAGCGCCTGTGGAATGACTACGCCAAAGAGAAAGGCGGCGTCGGTCATGTTCGTCTTGGCGAACGTAAATTCGGTGGGATCATTTTTCCCAAGCAGCCGGAAAAGGAAGATGGCTGGAAGCGTCATCAGCGGTCCTGCCGCGACGGCACACGCTTCTATGTGCCCATCCAGCGCGGCACCGGCAATGCGGCAGGCAAGGCGCTCCAAGCCGAATTCGACGCACTGCCGCTTGGGCCTGATGCCGAAGACATTTGCGATGTGATCGGATTTCCCAAGAAGATCAATGCAAAGGTTGATGGCAAGGATCGGGCCTATGGCGTGCTGTCGCTATTCACGCCGGTCCAGATCGCATGGACTGACCAGAATGACAACTTCTTTGTCGTATTGCCGGATGTGAATGCGACCCTGCGAAGCATTACAGAGAAGGGTGGCGCGGTCGAAACGCCGGAATGGGCGATCCCTGACGGCTTAGAAGTATCGTCGCGCAAGCGTTACGAACTTGCCGTGGCTGAAGCCGCTGTGAGGGCAGAAGAAAATGCGTGACGACCAATGGCTAGAAGCCTACAAAGCAGGCCATGCAGATGCGCAGGCGGAAATCGTGAAGTTTCTGCGGTTGGCGGAAAAAACTCGGAGGCGGATTACCAATTTTGAGGACATTGCATTTGTTATTGAGCGTGGGGATTATTTGAAATGAAAGATTGGATTTGTGTGTACGGCAAAAATTGCCCGCCAGAATTAAGCGAAGACGAAGCTATTGATTTGCAACTTTGTGACGGGTCAATTTTTGAAGGAGAGCGCGCCAAGGCATGGCCCTGGGGGTGCACATATGGTTGTTGTGTTGCGGCATATAGGACCAATAAAAAATAACTATTGACGCCACCTTGCCAGCGTGTATGGTGGCGTTGGTTTTTGATGGAGGAATGAAAATGAAAAACGAAGGTGAAGTGACTTTCTACACGGTAGAAATGAACGGATACAAAGGGACCCGGTGGCACGGCGTCGGCGATATTGTATGGGCTAAAATCCCAAGCGAAATCCGACATAAGGATTGTAAGCCGTACAGCGGTAAGGAGGCCGAACCGTTTCATTCTTATAGTGCGAGCGGTGAAGTCTGGCAGACAACCGGGCATCACGGATGGTTTCATGTTGGTCCAGCAACAGAAGCTATGATGCTTCTTGCGCAATATAATCCGGGCATGGAGTTTCGGGTCGTTCAAGAGCGTCGAGTTTTTGAGCGTAAGCAAATTGCCAAGCTTGTTATTGATGGTAGCGCAGCATGACCACCCACACCTTCACCGCAACCGCAATCCTCCCCTCCGGCGATGAACATGAGGTGACGGTGACGTATACCTACCAAGCGGGCTACAAGGGCGACTATTACCAGCTGCCCGAGCCTCCAAGCGTGGAAATCCAGTCCGTGACGCCCGACGTGGGCGATTGGGATGGCTTGGCGTCTGAGGCCATGCAGGATTATGCCGATTATTTGGCGGATGCGGCTGAGTATCGGGCTGAGATGCAGCGTGATTACTAAACCCGACCAAATCCGCCAAGCCATCCGCCGCGCGGTAGAGAGCGAGCCGCTTTGGGTGCGAATCCTGGCATACCAGCTTCGGGAAGGCGTGTCGGATGCGGCTTTGGAGAAACTTCACCGGCTGATAAAATAGTTGTTGACACAGTAAGCTCATCCGCTAAGGTGGTCACACAAACAATGGAGGAAGCGATGAAGGTCTATCACTATACCAGCCCAGGCGTTGCCAAGCGCGATTTCGCGGGCACTTATTTTGAGTGCCTGAAGTGGATTCAGGCGCAGGATAACCCGCTTGAGTTTTACATTCGATGATCTGGATATATGGCTTTATGGCTTGGTGCGTCTTATCCGTGCGATTGGGCCTGATCGTGGCCCGCGCTATCCCTAAGGAGTATGGCGATGATACGGATTGACTATCAGGAACGCGCCTGTTTCACCGATGACCAGTGTCATCACGTCGGCTGGTGGCAGTATGTCACTAGCCAGAAGGACAAGGTCAAGCGCGAAGCGCGTCGGGCCGGGATTGGACGGTGATAACCGTTAGCCACCCCCTGCTGCCACCGGGGAACGCATGGCGCGTGTTCAATTGGGTGTTTTACCACCCATCCATGGGGCGTGCAGAGGTGCGGCTAGGGTTTGGTGGCACCAACACCGGATTGGAGCAGGACGCTATGCTAATCTTGCTTGAATATCTCGACGGCAAAATTAGCGCTGGACCTTTGCCCGCTGAGGTGGCAGCAAAGGTTCTCAAGGGCTTCCGTATCGCTGAGGCGGAGCGGGAGCGGGTTAACTCGGGCGTTTTGGAGTTGTTCTGATGGAACGTATTATTGAAGCACTGGATGGCGCTACCGTTTGGGACGCGCTTGGGCTGATGGGGCTTGCGGCTTTGTTTTTGGTGGGAGTGGTGTTGTGATTTGGAGTGATCCTATTGAGGTTGACGGGGTTCGTCCGGCTTGGCTTGGCGGACACTGCGAACGCATTGCCTATAAGTGCAGCAACGATCCTGAGTGGTTCGGGCCTGTTGATGATATGCCCGACATGTGGTCCGAAAGCGACATTACCCAAAATCCTCCCGGATGGTCGAATGTTGAGGCCATCCGCCTCCCCGCCGACCACTTCGCATATCTCGCAATCGCCAAGGGATTTGAGCCCTACGCTGGCACTGGCGAGCCTCTGGACTGGGATGGCACGGATGATGTGATTTTGCGCAATGGCAATACCGGGGACGATGTATGCGTTACCAATTGGAATTGGGATAACGCGGGGTACGACATCATCGGCTACAAGCGCAAGCAGGCCACGGATGGTAGCGATTACGCCAGCGTGAAGCGGATGACAAAATCTGAATTTCATGGCCAACTTATTGCGCTTGGCATGAATGTAGAAGAATGGCTTGCCCATTCCGGCATTATTTTGCCGCCAACCCAAGCCGAAACCATCGCTATCAAGACCGGCCTAACCGTCGATCAGGTGCAATCCGTATTGAATGAGGTATCCAATGGCACGCGGTAACAATTTCCGAATCATCGCCGCTTCTGGTCACTACCCAGGGTTGACTGCACTTTCCATCGGCGACAAGAAAGAGCTTGTGTCGGTGGGTACGGGCGCTAAGGTGGAGCGGGCGCTTGAGGCGCGGGCTAAGGCTATGGGAGTTAATAATGGATAATTTGGATGGGTTGATTGAGCGGCTGCGGACAACGCGACTGCTATCCCAACGCAACCAGCTTGCTTTGCAGGAAGAAGCCGCCACCACCCTCGAAACCCTCACGCGGGAAAACGCGCGGCTGAGGGAGGCGGGCTGGCGGGATATCGAAAGCGCGCCGAAGGATGGTAGCGCCTTTCTCGTGTGGGCTGACGGCTTTGAATGGCCCGAGGTGATACGCTGGTACGCTCACGATGCTGATCTTGCCGAAGAGGCAGGAGAGGATGACTATTTCCACTATGCGGAAGAGGCCATGCACGACCAATTCGATTGGGAGCACGAGGTCGAATACTGGATGCCGTTGCCGCCAGCCCCCGCCAAGTCAGATTTGGAGGCAAAGTAAATGGTCGCATTCTCCACCATTAAGCCGGGTGACGAGCTTTTTCAGGTCCGTCGTGTGAAGATGGGCAACACCACCATGAGCCGAGACGCGGTATACTCTGTGGTGATCAAGGAGGTTCATGAACGCCACGCTATGGCATCATGGAACGGAAACCCGCCAACTCGCTGGTCTGCTGATCAGATCGCCAAGCTGCGCCGCACTGAGCCCAAGCGTAAGCCGGATATGTTCGAGCGTGCCGCTCTTGCCCGCAAAGCTCTCGGAGGCGGCGATGAGTAAGGCATGCCGCGTGGCGAAACTGGAAAACGGCGGGATGCGTACTCGCGTTTGTGACGGTTGGTACGCGACCAAGACAGAGGCTCAAAAAGCATGCGACTGGAAGAACAGGCCATGACCAACACCGACGCGAAGATCATGCGGGACCTGCATATTCCGGTGAACGGCTTTTACTTTGACCAGATTCTAGCAGGCGAGAAGGTCGAAGAATATAGGCTCAGGACGCCGCACTGGGGGGCGCGGGTTGCGGGCAGGCAATACCGCCATGTCATCCTTACTCGCGGATATCCCAAAGGTGGCGGTATCGAAGGAGTTACCCGCCTCACTAGGCCATGGCGCGGGTATACCGAACGCACGATCACGCATCCGCACTTTGGCGATAAGCCGGTTGCCGTTTACGCGATCTACGTAGGCCCCACCTCATGACCGACCCCACCGAAATCGCGCGCGTCGCGGCTGGGCTGACGAGGGCGCAGAGGGAGGTGATTGCCCGACAGCAGGGCAGTCATTCCGACGTCATAGACCCGGCCATCTATGATCTGTGGTACTGCATCACCAAGGTTGGCGGCGGGCAGTTTAAGATCAGCCTGACGCGCTTCGGTCTAGCTATTTATGGCCACATCCTGCGGGAGAAGAGCGGTGGGTGAGATGGTGTGGTTTGTCGCCGGCCTAGGCGTCGGTCTGTGTTTTGGCTTGGAGGTCGCGCGGCGGGCATTCCGAGACACGGCAATGCGGCTTGGGCGCAGCAACGAAATCCTGTCGGACGCTATTGAGCGCGTAGAAAGGGCAGAGAGCCATGACTGACGTGAAGGTCGAGCAGTGCGACAAACAGGCAGCTTTCGCGTTGCTTGTAGGGAAGAAGGTCGGGGGTGGTGATGGTGACACATATGTCACCCGTTTCCCCAGCTTACAGGAAGTAGAAGCCGCCTTCGCCCGCCACCGCCAAGCAGCCGAGAAGGCGCAACAGGAGCGGGATGCGGGGATGATCTGGAGAGGCATTGAGAGCGCGCCAAAAGATGGTACAGTAATTATGATATTTGCGCCACAAGGCGGCAGCAATCCAATTCATGTTGGCCGTTGGGCACCGGATTGGCAAATGCAACGTGATGGGGCCCATGGCCACAGATGGTGCATTGCCGAATATCAAAACCTGGGAAAATGTATCAGCGGTCATCCCACCCATTGGATGCCACTTCCTGCGTCACCAGGAGTGTCGGGCTGGACACGCTTGGAGAAGGAGTTTCCGCATGAGTCTGTCTAGTGGAAAAGCAGCCACCGATAACCCGCTGGTCGAGGCCGTGGCGGGGGCAATAGCTTATGCCGAAGGCAATGCCAGTGATAGCGGGATATGGCCTAAGTGGTCCGACTACCGCGATCACGCCACCGCCGCCCTCCGCGCGATCGAGGACGCGGGGTACAAAATTATCGTTGACACCGCCGCACCATCCACTAAAACCGACCTATGAAACCATATCAATCCCAAATCCCCGGTCGCGGGAATAATATCCCCACGTCACATCTGGCCAAGTTCGGCTTGCGCCAGAAGCGACCAGAACCCGTTACGACAGAGGATATTGATAGATTTTTGGAGGAATTGTGATGAGCGAAGTTGAAAAGTTTATCGAGCGCTGCGCTGCAAAGGGCGTGGTACATATGCACGTCGATTGGGGAGAAGATGCGGCAAACGTCACAGCGGAAGAGCGCGCAAAGGCGTTAAACGACGTTGATGATTGGCTTTCCGTGCCTGCGAATGATCTTTCATCGCGACTCCGTGGGCAAGCATTTTTGTTTTCTGATTCCGCGCGCTGCGCGGAAAAGTTTAATTGCAGGACTTTGGAATTTGACGAAATGAGCCCTCATGAAAAGGCAAAGGCTAAGAGCGACCAGCGCGTGGCCGATTTGCTTGAAGAGGCCGCTGAATTTATTGAACGGAATTGTAAGTAATGCCCGCAATGATCGTACAACAAGTCGTATCGGCCCACGATGGCGACACCTTAACACTTTCAAACGGGATGCGCATCAGGCTTGCTGGCGTTGACGCGGATGAAATGTCGGGCCAGTGCCATCAGGATTGTGCCCGTTATAATGGACCCACCGCCAAATCCCATCTTGAGCGCCTTGTTCTTCGTCGCACCGTCGCCTGCGAACCGCTGGACCGCTCATACAATCGCATTGTGGCGCGTTGCACCGTGCAAGGCGTAGATGTGGCCTGTCGGCTGCTTAGGGATGGGATGGCGGTTAAGGTTGAGAGGTATTGGCGGCGCTATAACCTCCCATCGTGTTACTAGCATCTTGACAATCCATGCGCTATAAAGCGAGGCATGGCAAACAAGATAACCGATAGCGCCGTCAGGCTTTTTGATGGGATGAAAAGCGTCCTTACTGGCCTTGGCGGTTCGGTTGACGCAAATGCTAGTGCGGGCTGGTACATGCGCCCGCTTAGTCAGCATGACATTGACGCATGTTTTCGCACAAGCTGGCTAGGACGCAAGGTCCACCAGATTCCCCCGACTGACATGGTACGTCCATGGCGCAAGTGGCTTGCAGACCCTGCGCAAATCACCGCCATCGAGGCCGAAGAACGTCGCCTGGGTCTACGTCAGAAGGTGCGCAAGGCCCTGTTATGGTCGCGCCTATATGGCGGTTCCGCTATCATTATGGGCGTTGATGGCGATGATCCAGCGCAACCGCTAGAGGTTGATCGGGTTCGCAAAGGCGGATTGTCTTATATCCATGTCCTGACCCGCTATGAATTGAATGTTCAGGCCATTGATATGGACCCCGGCTCTCGTTTCTATGGCGAGCCGCTATTCTACACGGTCAATGGTGCGGGCCGATCAACCCAACTTCACCCCTCTCGCGTCGTGCGTTTCGTCAACGGCGATTTGCCCGATAATGTGGCATTCGGTGAAGCGGGCTGGTCCGATCCATTGCTGGTGAGCATCCGCGACGCACTTATCCACGCCGATGGGGCGCAGGGGCACTTTGCAGCGCTCCCCGCCAAAGCACTGACCTCCACCCTGACCACTCCGGGGCTTATGGGTCTGGTGTCAACCAAGGCTGGCGAACAGCAGTACATTGAAAAGACGCGGATTGCCCAAGCGTTCAAGTCTATGTTCAACCTGAACATCGTCGCTGGACCGGCTCGACAAGGTGAATTGGGCGAAACGTGGGAGGATAATCAAGTCTCGTTTGCCAATATGGCAGAGGCGGGCACATGGTTCGTGCAAATGGTTGCCGGTGCTGCCGATGTGCCAATGACGCGGCTCGCTGGCATGTCCCCAGGAGGCATGAATAGTACAGGCGAAAGCGATTCGGCCAACTACTGGACCATGCTCGACGCAGGCCGCGAACTTGATTTGCGCCCTCGCATGGAAATGATTGATGAGGTTTTGCTGCGCTCTGCACTTGGCGAGCGCCCGCAATCTGTCTGGTTTGACTGGCTTCCATTCGAGGTAGATACGGAAACCACGCGCGCCGAAAACGCCGTTAAGCGCGCCAATGCGATCAAAACTCTAGCCGATAGCCAAGCCGTGCCCAGTGACGTTCTGGAAAAGATTGCCAAGGGTCAGATTATTGATTCCGGCGACTATCCCGGCGCAGAAGAAGCCTACAAAGAATACGACGCAGCCGGAGAAATCGAGCCTCTGCCCAACGCCAGCGAGCCGGAAAACGATAACGAGGTGGAAACAGCCGTTAATCGCTTGACAGCGCAAGGCATGACGACGCAGGATGCGATCAACGAGGTTCGTCGGGTACTGGATAGTCTGGAGACGGAATAGTGGAAACCATTGGCAACATGTTACGCGAATGCTTCTCCCAAGGATTGATTGGGCTTCTGGATGACAAGCGACCCGAAGAAAGCACTAAGCAGTGGTTCGAGCGTTTGCGGGCTGTTGATGGTGCCGATGGGTTTGTTAGCTATCACCACGGCATTCACAACGATGACTAAGGTCAAAGACCTCCTCCACGCCGACCGCATCTTCAAGCTGATGGCCGCTGGTTTATCATTCAAGGATGCCGCCAAGTTGGACCGCGAAAGCGCGGAATTGCTGATTGAGGCATGGGAGATTGCTATGGAGGGGTGTGATTGTGAGGATGATGGCGGGGAAGTTATCACCATTATTTACCCGGAATAGTCTTGGCCTACAATCTCTCCACCCTAGCCAAGCGCAACAAAGAATTTCGCGTAATCACGCCTTCCGCTACGATGGAAGGGCAACTCCTGCGCATGTACACCCCAATCATCCAAGGCTGGCGCAATGGCGCTGCCCTGATGATGGGAATGTACGCCGCACGCGACACGGATGCGATTGCGCAGGAGGATGAGAACAAGGACAAGGAAATAGCAGCGCTGATCGCTCTTTTGCTGCTAAGGGGATACTTCACCAAGGTTGAGGCGTGGCACCGCGCTAAGTGGATCGCCAATGTGAAGGCCGCAACTGGCGTTGATGCCACTTGGCTTGTGGCTCAGCCGGAGTTGGCCGGAGTTGGATTCAGGGCGGCTACGGTTGGCACAGAGCAAGGCGGCATCATGGCGGCTGCTAGGGCGGCACGCACTGCCACAACGCAAGGTGGCATCACGACCGCTATAAACAACGCCACCGCCTCCGCACTAACCCAAGCCCGGTCCATATCGCAAGACGCGCGCAATCGCATCCAGAACGCCATTGCGGGCGGGATGCGCGTCAATGCGCCGGTCGAGGACGTAGCGCGTGATATTAATGAGGGCCTGGGCAAAGTCCGCGCTAGGGCGGGGCGGATTGCCGAGAATGAGTTGGATAATGCCGTTAAGGCCATGACTGATGCGCGGATGGCTGAAGCGGAATTGGATGAGGCGGTTTGGCGTCATTATACGCCAAAAGAGCGTGCGCGCCCGACGCATTTAGCGAGGCAGGGTATGCGCCTAAAGGCCGATGATCCGCGATGGAATGAGTTGATGCTGCCGTTCTGCCGGTGCCAGAAAAGGCCGGTTTTGACGGTTAAGAAATAGCCCCAAGGCAACAGACTGACACGGGCAAGAAGGCTCCTTACCAGCCGTAGCTATGCCACGGATCACCTAAGCTTTGCCTTGGGGCTATTGGCATACTATCGCACCCGGTATGCCAGCGGGCTAGACACCAAACTTAGCGCCAACTTGGGTGGTTCAGACCCTGCCGTCGTTTCCGATCCGGCACGCTTACTTGGTTGCGATCTCTTCAAACGTTGTGACTACGCCATTGCCAGTAGACGCCGCGATGGCTTCGTCAATCTGCTTTAGCATGTCTTCGGCAAAAACCGTTGCTGAGTCAGTAGCTGCATTTTCACGAAAATCAACGACTACATCGCGCGCCTCAATAAGCGCAGCCAAAAGAAGCGGAGCGCTTGCAAAAAGATGAGCGTTTTCTAGGTCGCGGCCCTTTGCGCTCATCATTCGAGCAATCTTGGTTTTCCCGCCATCAGCAGACACAATAATTGAGCGCTCATCAGCAAAAACGGCGTATGGACCATCGGTAAAATTGCTCATTGTTTCTCTCCTTACTTGGAAAAGTCCTACCCAGATTTACCCCGTTCATATTACGCCAGCGGGGCTTAGCCATCATCATGTCGCTTGAACAACGCCATCGGGAGCGGCTATGAGAGACATCTGAGTTGCAAAGCGTGCGGACCAACACAGCCTGGAGAGCGCTGGCAACCGAAATTGGTTAAGAGGTGTAGCGCGCCACGGTCTGGCCAAATCGGTTCATAACAAAAACCGCGCCAAACGGCTCAAAAATGCCTAGCGTCATGGTTTCGCTGGGCTGGCCAATCACGCCATGCGCCACAATCTCGCCCGTGGCGGGAACAGACTGTTCGCCTTCGGGCGGATAGCGCGTCACGCTTTCAGCCTCAAAAATTCGTTCGCTGCCATCCGGGCCGCGATGTAGGACGGTAAGCATATTGGTATTTCCTTCTACTGCTGCTGATTCCGTGCATTTACCGCCAGCACGGTAGGCGATTGCGGGCTAATAAGGAATGTGTTTCGCGCCACATTTTCAGCAGGCGTTCGCCCTTGCGCCGTTTCACTCGCCACAATTTATCCACCGCGATTAACGCCAGCGGTGGAAGGCGGGCCACGGACACCGATCCGTCAAAGGGCTCTACATTGCTGTAGGCGGGGACTTGAACCCACTTGCTTACCAAATCTCGGCCACCGAGCCGGAATTGAACCGGCCACTATGTTTAGTGCGGGCAGGGCGTAACGCATGGGTCAATGGCTTCCCTGCCTCCGCTTCTATCCCATACGCCGCCGCACTAACTCTGAAACTAAGCGGCCCGTTCTGTTCCAAGGTGGAGCCATACCCGTCGTCAGTTACGCTGCGAAGCGCACTTCCGAGACGTGATTGTCGTTGACAATTACGAGTTTCATCCTGTTAAGGCCGGGTGTCGCCTAGCCGCGTTCAATCTCAATCCGCGCAGTCGATCCTAGTTCGCCCCCATCAACTGCATACTCTGCATTGCGTCCAATGCCTAGCCAATCTCATTAGCTTGCGGTCGAGGCGTGTATTGCCAGAGCCGAACTAGTGAGTATGCAGATGGTGGAGGCGGCGGGTACTGCCCCCGCGTCCTCGCGCTTCAATCAATCAACCGTATTACGGCTATACCATCAACCCAACGGGAAGGCTGCTTACGATACACCTATTCCGCGCGGACGCGGATTCGATAACCCCGTTGGGTTAATCTCTATTCCGCCAACACTATCAAAGACCGTTGCCACACATTTATCTAAGTCAGCGGTGTGGCCGTGCTTCCTATCATTTCTTATCGAACCACAATCCAATCCTGTCAACACCTTTTTTTCATCACCCGCTTTCGCAAGTAACAAAAATGCGTTATATGTGCATTCAAGCATCGTCGTGACGACAGAAGCTAAAAGGATTGCCCACGTTGCAAGTCTCGGTATTTGACCGGATGGAAATTATGGATAGCCGCCGTACAAACGACGGCTTTCTTGCGACGAAGGGGCGTATCAGCAAAACTGGAATTTACGAATATCGTAAGGGTGAAGTAGGCGCGGCTGGAAACCCTAACGATATTGTCAAGATTTACCGCAGTGAAGATGCCGTGTTTTCCGATGAAAGCATGGCAACTTTTGCGCACCGCCCCATCACGCTCAATCACCCTCCTGTAATGGTGGACGCCCAGAATTGGAAGCGTTACGCCGTGGGTCAGGCCGGAAGCAAAGTGCGCCGTGACGGCGATTTTGTCGAAGTGGACATGCTTTTGCTTGACGGCTCTGCGATTTCCGCTGTCGAGGGCGGCGCGATGATTTCACCAGGGTATGTAGCTGAGGTGGACATGACCCCCGGCCAGACCCCGGAAGGCGAGCATTTCGACGGGCAGATGGTTGGTCCATTCCGTGGAAATCATATCGCGGTCCTGACGGGCCGTGGTCGAGGCGGGCCAGAATGCCGCATTGGTGATGCGTGGCCCATGGAAGATCACCGTACACCCCCTAAAAAGGATACCCGAATGTCCACTCTGATGTTGGACGGCCTCAAGGTGGACCTCTCGGACGCAGAGGCTGTCACCGCCGCCGTTAAGAAGTTGACCGATGCGAAGGATGCGGCGGACGCTCGCGCTGAAAAGGCCGAAAAGGCGCTCACCGATGCAGAGGCCAAGGCCGCGACCGATTTGAAGGACGCGAACGACCGCGCCGACAAGGCGGAAGCCTCCGAAGCAACCGCTAAGAAGGAACTTGCCGATAGCAAGGTGACGCCGGAGCAGCTTCGTGATGCGGCCAAGGCTTACGCCAAGGTTGTGGACGGCGCAGCCAAGATCGCGGCTGACTTCAAGATCGAAGACAGCATGACCGAGGCTGAAATCAAGAAGGGCGCGGTTCTCGTTGCCCTTGGTGACGCCTACAAGGACAAGAGCGACGCATTTTTTGACGCGGCGTTTGAGATCGAGGTTGGCAAGGTCAAGGTTGCCGACAAGGCCCCCATCGACCCGTTCCGCGACGCCATGGCGCACCGCGATGTTGTCGATTTCGCGGACGCAGCGGCTAAGGCCAAGACGGCTCGCGAAAAGATGATTGCCGAAATGACCGCTCCGCGCGGCGAAGCCAAGTAAGGAGCAAGGAACATGCCTTCCTACAACATGCAGACCTCGTACACGGCCAACTTTGCCAAGGGGCAGATGGGCCAGATTGCGAACGAGGAAAAGTACAACGCGGTTAGCCGTTCGGTTCAGACCGCCAATGGCCTGCCGTTCGGCTATCCCGCTGGTCGCGGTACGCTCGATCATACCTGCATCCTGTATGCAGCGGGCGGCAAGTTCATGGGCCTTGTTGTCAAGACCATGACCCCCGAGCATCGCCAGCCGGGCGGCGTCATCATCACCGATGGCTACCCGCAGTATGCAACCGCCGCACTGATGACCGAAGGTCAGATGTATGCCGTGGTCAATACCGCCGTTGCGGCGGGTGACGCGGTTTACTGGAATGCCGCATCGGGCCGCTATACCAACGTGAATACGGATGTTGCCATCCCGAACGCACGTTTCGATACCACCGCAACCGCCGCTGGCCAGATTGTTGAAATCTCGCTTGGCAATCACCGCGTCGCATAAAGGGGCAGACGAAAATGGCTTTTCTTACTGACGCACGCGGCGTAATGCTTAGCGATCAGGCGTCGCTTTCCTTCGTTCAGAACAACCTGTCGTATATTGAGCCGCAGGTTTATGAGCGCCGTTATCAGAATGCGGACTATCGCCGCCACCTTTCGGTTGTTACCGAGGGTCCGCAGTGGGCCGCAAGCTCGACTTTCTACGCCATGGACCGCGCTGGCGAAGCCAAGTTCGTGACGGGTGCCGCGACCGACATTCCCTATGTCTCGCTGGATCGCACCCAGTTCAACGCACCCAATTACATGATTGCGGCGGGCTACGAGTGGAATGTCGAGGAAGTCAATCAGGCCCTGATTGCCAACGTCAACATTTCTGCTGAACTTCCCCTGACTGCGCGACAGGTTGTGGAGCGCACGCTTTACAGCATCGCGATGACCGGCAAGACCAACCCGGCCAACGCGGCGTCGGAAAAGAACCTGACTGGCCTTGTGAACGACACGGGCGTGACCAGCTATACCGTGGCCGCGACCGGCACGGGTTCGTCCACTTTCTGGGCTAACAAGACGCCGGACCAGATTCTGTTCGACGTAAACACTCTGCTTGGCGGCATCCCGACCGCGACGGCAAACGTCGAGTATGCCGACACGCTTCGCCTGCCTCCGAGCGCGATGCGGTACATTTCGTCGGTCCGACTGGGTAACGGCGATGGCTCGCTGACCATCCTGCGCTTCCTGCGTGAGAACAACATCCTCACCGCTGAAACCGGTCAGGTTCTGGATATTCAGTCCATTCCCGAACTGGAAACGGCTGGCGCTGGCGGCAATGGTCGCATGATCGCGTACCGCAATGCGCCTGAGGTTGTGCGCTTCTCGCTGCCGATGCCCTTCATGCTCCTGCCGATCCGTTCGCGCTCGATCATGTCGTTTGAGGGCGCGGGCATCGCTCGCACGGGCGGCACGCAGATTCGCCTTACCGGCGCGATCCGCTATGCGGACGGCATCACGAATGGCTCCGGCTCGTAAGCATTAAGCTGCTTGCAAACAGTCTGGTTATTGGGCCCGTCGTCATAATCGGCGGCGGGCTTATTTTGTAGATAGGTTGGTACATGGCTCTGAATACTCTTACTCTCGCCAATTCAGACCTATCGGGATCGGGTTCCGTTCCTATTGACGGCATTACGCCCGGCTCCACAATCACATTGACCAGCAATCCCGAAGGCGCTTTCTTTTTTGACGGCGCAAACCTTGTATATAATCTATCGTCAAGCTATCCTCGGATACTGCACCCTGTTTTGCTTGAGCGTCTTGGCCAGGATCAAGGCCAAAGCATTCTTAGCGTAAATGTCGCGGGAAGTTTTGGGCCCGGGCCAACGCAGGCCGGGGGCGTAGATGCCGTCGCGCGGGCTGCGGCAGCAGCCGCCAATGCCAACGCCACCAGAGGTGCGGGCCGGATACTTAATATGGTGGTCCCTATTGGGGACAGCCGAACCGATGCAGTCTATCTCAATGCCAGCCAGCTTGGATATGGTGCGCGCTCCCCCCTGAACGTAGCAAAAGCATTACTTGGCCAGAGGATTATTGTCGGTCCCGGCTTGGGTAAATCTGGCGACAGAACGGATCAAACACTAGCCCGCATGATGGGCCTGCTTCCTACCGCTAATGCATCGGTTCCGAGTGGCGACCCGCGATCCACAAAAGCCAAGATTGGTTATGTTCAGGTTGCGGTAAACAACATTGCGCAAACCGCAACTGGCTTTACTTATGTACATTCTGTAACCGGAGAAACTGTTACAATAGGGACGGTTGCATCAGTCACGTTTCGCGATCTTCGCCAAATCGCAGACATGATGATTGACGCAGGCATGACAGTAATAATGGAAAACGAAGTTGGTGCAAATGGAATTTCAACGCAGGAAAAAGTAACTGCGATGATGAATTTGCGTCAAATGATTCGTGAATATGCAGAATCAACCCCTGGGATTTATCTGCATGACGCATTTTCAATTATTGCAAACCCAACGAATTCTACTTCTGCCATTGCTCTTAGGCCAACGCTGATCTACGATGCGACCCACCCCAACGCTCTTGGGTCTTACCTTTGGGGGAAAAGCCTTGCTGCGCTTATTAGCGGGCTTGTGCCAGCATCAACGCGCGGCCCCTTGCTTCTGGAAAATATCGCCGAATCGCAAGCCGCCAATCGTCGCCAAGTTTTGCTAAACCCGCTATTCGCTGCCAATACCGGAGGAACTGTCGGAACTGGCATCACTGGCACTGTTCCTGCGAATTGGGGTGCGGCGTGTGGCGGCGCAGCAACTGCAACCACTGGCACGACCGCCAATATTAACGGCATTGGCAACGATGTGACCGTTGCGGCTACATTTAATGGAAATGCAGACTCCGTTCGATTCAATCAAAGCCTGTCAGGCAATAGTTCTGGTCAGTATAATGCGCAGCTAGCGGTTGGTGATATTATCCAGGCAGTTGCTCAGATTGATGTTACAGGAAATCCTTCGGGTCTTGCGTCCCTGTATTTGTCGCTTGTTTGCAACAAAGGCGGAGGGGACGCGACACCAACCTCTTCCTTTGATATGTTTAGCGCAAATTCCGCTAGCGATTACGGCGTAAACGAGGCATGCACTCTAACACTGGCAACGCGTCCTTTTGCAATTCCCGCCTCAATTGGAAGTTTTCCTTTTTTGACAGCCGAGATTAGGGCTGTAGCGCGCGCGTCTGGATCGGCGAACTTTACGATTCGCCAGTTTGGTGTTATGCGCCGCGACAGCACTTATTGACGTACTGCGAGAAATTTTTAAGGGGTATCAAAATGCAAATCCGAGTCAAGAATCTCAATAAGGGCCATCGCGGCATTTACGTGAATGGCGAGCTGGTTTTCGTGGATGGCGGCGGCACCTCGACATTCACCGGCGCTACCGCAGATGAGCGCGATGCCGCTACCGCCATTGAAGGACTCAAGGTTCAGTCGCGTCAGGGGGATAGCGGAGATTGGACGGATCATTTCAAGGAAGAGATGCCGCAGGAGCGCCCCTGGATCGCAATCGCCACGGATGCGGACGGCACCAATTTCAAGCCCCTGACGGACGCGGACGGCGCTTGGTATATCGGCATGGCGGTTGGCGGCGAACGCCCTGACGGTGCTGGCGGCTATAAGTGGGCCAAAGTTGGTGGCGACGTGGAAGCGTCTACTCCGGTTCAAGAGGAAGCGGTCGCCACCGACTTTGATGTCTTGGTGGCAGGCAATGCTGCCGATGTCATCAAGGCCATCACCAAGGACAATGCGGCGCAGATTGGCGATGCCGAGGAAAAGCGTGATGGCGGGCCACGCAAGGGCGTCATGAAGGCTGTCGAAGAGGCGATGGCTGACTAATGGCCTACATCAATCCGACTCCAGCCGATGTTAAAGCTGACTTCCCCGCATTTGCGGCTGTTGATGACACGGCTATTCAGCGCCGCATTGACCGTGCCGCAATGTGGGTCGATGAAAGCTGGCTGGAGTCGGATTATGCTTACGCCAAGGAATTGCTTGCCGCGCATTACCTTACCGTCGATGGTCTTGGCGGCGGCGATGCAGAGATTGCAGCATATCGTGAGGCTGGCGTCACCAAATTGAAGTCCGGCACGCTCGACGTTACGTTTTCCGAGATTGCCACGTCTGGCGGCTCGGAGTTTGACGAAACCAGCTTTGGACGGCGTTTTTATGCCCTGCTGCGCAAGAATAAGTCTGGCCCGTTGACGACGGGCGGCGGCTGTGGCGGCATAGCCGCCGCTGCTACAGACGTTCCTTGGGCATGGGCAACGAACGGCTGGGGACTGTAATGGGCTTGCTCGACGGCGGAGGCGCAGCCCTCCTGAACCGAATTTTCACGCCCATCTATCTGCCCGGTACGGTTTACACCAATCTGACCGTCTATGATCGCTATGGCGAGCCTAGCGCGGTCACGAACGCAACGCCGTGTCGCATCCAGATTGACGCCATGACGGAGGCTATGCGTTCGGCCGAAGGCGCGGCGGATCAGGATCGAAGGGCTATTGTGTTGGCTGACGATGGCATCGCGTTTGACACCGATGCGGAATTGTCGGCTGATGGTGGGCCGTATGCCGGATCGCGGTGGATCGTGATGAGTATTGATCGCGATCCGGCTGGGGCGTATTTTCAGTGTAGGGTTAGGCGAAACCCGAGCGCTGGATAATCAGCACAATCGCAATGATAATGATCGCGACCGAGCCAAATTGCGTTAGCTTGGCGTCGGGGCTCAGAATGCGTAGCGCATAGATGCACAGCGCCGCTATTAGCAAGATGATTAGGGCTGAGATTAGCAAACTCATGGCTTAACTTCCTCTACGGTTATACGCATCAAAACACCGTCACTAAAACGAATATCCCTGGATACGGATTGCGTGTCAGGCTTGGCAATAATGTCAGCACAAAGCGCCATCAACACGCCTTGCGTGACATTCTTGATGCGCTTGATGCGCGGATCGTTGCGGCGTTCTTCGGTTAGCCAAATGTCACCGCTGGATGAGTCCATGCGGATGCTTAGGTTGGCGGGCTTCATGGCTTTTTAACAAACCGCCCACCCGCACCCCGAACCCGCTCAAACGGGGCCAGTCGCGCCTCAAGCGCTGCAATCTTGCTGGACTGCGCAGAAAGGCGGGTTTTTAGACCCTCAATCTGCAAATCCTTGGCGTTGATGGCGTCGTCATGCTTTCGCTTGGTGATAAACATATTCATTCCTCCTGTGTGCAGGAATAACCGCCCCACCCCCGGTGTCAACACATTTATTTCGCACTACCGCGCCATGCCCATCTGTGTTACACCATAGCCGCGCATTCGCGCATCCAAGGAGACACCAACCATGGCTATCACCCCGTTCCGCATTGGCGACGAAGACGAACCAGATGGCGTTGACCCCGGCAGCAGCGGACCCCCCAAGAAGCCGCCCACTGTCTCGGTGATCTAATGTCGCCCGAATGCCTATATTGGGTAGCGCTTTGCGCGCTAGTGCTGCCATCGGTGCCATTCAACAGGATGGCGCTAGTGGTCTTAGCCGTATGGGCATTCGGGCACTTATGCCATATGCTGGGTCCATTCGAGGATGCGGCGTATATGTTTTCGCGGATTGTCGCGCTTGGTGCGGCGGTAGCTATTTCACACCCTTGGAATGGCCATCGCCGCGTCATTGGACACGCCATCGTTACATGGCTATTCGTGCCATCCGCCCTACTAGCGGCCTATGTCGCCATCTATTTTGAGCATCCCCCAGTTGATATGGCGGAATGGCGGCATCAGGTGACGGTGTATTGGCTTAATTGGGCCATCATCATGGCCCAGGCCATAGCCATCCCGTTCGGCAACGATTGGGCGAAACTGCGCAAAATAGATGATTGGATCATAGCGCGAATTGTCCGTCACTTCGGGGATGCGGCATAATGCTGGTGCTGAGTATCATTGCATGGATTGCCGTGACTGTTGTGACAATTCCATCAACATGGCGTTTGGTTCGCGGCAAACCACAAGATCATGACGCTATCAAATTCTCGTATTTCCTGATATCAGTTGTTGTGTTGGGATTCAGTATTCGTTGGGTCGTGGCCCCCGATGAGCATTTTTTCCTTGAGGTGATGAGGCTACTCAACACCTGTCTTGCGTTATTCCTGCTTATCATGGTGCGATTCTACAAAGATGGCAGATAATCCGGTTCATGTCGTAGCGGGGTGGAGTGCCACAACCACTGTCGCGGCGGCGCAATTTATTGCAACTGTCCTGCTTGGCGGCGGTGGTCTGTATGGCATTGCTCGAGCCATTGCCCTCCTCTGGAAAATGAACACGGAAAGCAAAAAGCAGGACAGCGAAGCGGCGGCTGCGGTTCGCAAAGAAATGATGGACATTAGTGACCGCCAGCAAGCGAGAATTGACGCGCTAGAAAAAGACGCGACCGAAGAACGTAAGCGACATGGCGAGGAAATGATGGCGCTTAGGCGACATTATGAAGGCGAATTGGCGCAGTTGCGACGACAGGTTGCAGCGCTGACGCATCAGCTTATCATTATGCAGGGCGATACGGGGCGGGCCACTAAACTGACCGGCCCATCCAGCGGTGACATGAAAGAAATTCTTAATATGGCGTTTCCACCTGTGGTGGACGAAGATGCCGATTAGCGGAGACAACAAGTTAATTGCGCGCCTTAAAAAAGCGCGCAATATTTCCAATGCAATGGATAAATGGGCGCTGGACGGTGCAAAAACCGTTATGGAGGAAGCCCAATTTTTGATTAGGGATGGCGCTATTCCGCCCCCTAATCATGTTCCTAGTTTGCCTGGACAGCCAGCTAAAGAAGAATACGGCGATCTAGCGCGCGATATGGCGGTGGAATCTCTGCCAGAAAGGGGTAGTGCCGCGTTTATCGCGTATAGCGATCACGCGCTTCCGACAGAATTCGGCACGTCAAAAATGGTTGAACGCCCTTGGGCTAGGCCCGCCACATCCAATAAGCGAAAAGCCATATTGGATGCAGCGCGCAAGGCTGTTGATGATGTGGTGAAAGGGCGCGATTAATGCCCCTCCCCGTGCGAGAGGGCGGCGAGACGTTGGCGAGTGAGGTCGATCGCGGTCAGATAACCAGATGACCACGACGGAAAGTCCTCGCCATTTTGCGGCGACGTGCTTTCGTCAATCTGTTCGGCAGCAAGCCAAGCATCCAGACGCTTTATCACCTCCCCCGCCGGGACCGCATCGACAGCGGGCGCGGGGGTGGCGGGGAAGGGATGCGCTATCTCGCTCTCGTACAGCCCCGAAGGGTGCATCCTTTCGCCCCGAGCCTCGCAAGAATCCTTTAAATGAACCAAGGGTTGCGCGTCGAAACCGCAAGCGTTGCACTCGTACCCCGTATCCAGCGCCCCCACCTTGCATGCCGGGCAATTATCCCAATCAGGATCATCTGGATTACGGCGGACTTCTTCTACCCGATCCGCGACAGTCTTGGGCCTGCGTTGGCGATCTTTAATCGCGCGGTCACTGCACGCTTGAAACCGTAGGTATTGCTCGCGGGATAGCGTCGGTAGCGTCTCGTCGCCAGCGAGCCAACGGGTATAGGTATCAGCCTCTCCAGCCATAATTGCATCGCCCGCGCGGCTGTCGAGGGCGGCGAGAACGTCATTCGCGGGCTCGGTATCGAAAATCGTCATGAGCTCCCCGGCGAGCCAATCGGCAGACCGATACGGAGCATTGCGATACTGATCGACAGAAGAACGGATGCGTTCCATCTGTCGCTTCATCTGCAAGTCTGGCGGGAATTGGATAACCATCAGCGGGCCACCTGTTCTGCGTATTCGATGGCGTTGAGGCAGACGGTGCGGCAGTGCGTAGTCATCAGCTGAATCGCAGTGCGGTGCTGTCGCCTTGGGTGGCCGAGCATCTTCCACAAGGCGTGCGCGCCTTCGTAGTCATTGTGCTGCGTATGGGATGCGTGGCACTCAACGACGGCAGCAACATAAGCCGCCTCGCGCACAGCATCCGGCGTCTGTCGGGTGGTCATGCGGGGTCTCCTGCTTGAACAGTGGCGCGCAGACGGGCAATGGCTTCCTCAAGGTCGGCAATCTCGCGCATCAGCCAATCGATATTGGTTTCCCGCTGGTTGACGGGGATCAGCGGGTTGTAGCTTTCCCGCCCCCAGCGCTGCGTCTTTCCGGCAGCGGCAAGAACCTCGCCGCATTCCTCGACCAAGTGCGCAAGTTGCTTGTCGAAGCCTGCCTGCAAAAACCTTGGATCGCTCATACCTTCCCCCCATCGCTGGCGTGAGAGGCGGGGGTGGCGATGACTATGCCTGCTACCTTCTGACATTTCGGGCACGGCACCTTGTCCCCGCCCTCCGAGCAGGTCGAAGGAGCCGTGACGAAATAGCCATAGCCCTTGCACTGGTCGCACCCCTCCCCCTGGCGGATCGCGTCTGCGGAGAGGGTGGAGAGGGCGATATTCGCCATGTCGCGCCAGTAGGACTTGCACGCCGTTGGCCCCCAGCCACGAGGAGCCTTCTCGTGCATCCTCTCCCAAGGACCAACTTTCGCGGCTTCCGCCATAGCCTTCGCCGCACGCTCCACCGCCTCCCGATCCATCGCGGGCGGGGCGATCCATTTATCAATGGCGGCTTTTCGCTCGTCATCGGTCAGCGGCTTCGCGATGCAAGTGACGCCCTCTGCTATCGGCGCGGGCTGGACGGCGCGGGCGTTCCAAGCGGTGATGGCCTTGTCTTCGGTATCCGCAGTCGGCCCATTTACCGAGCAGTACGAACATTGGACGCGATACCGGGGCGTAAGCGCCGGGAACTGCCACACGTCCTCGTCATTCGGAAACTCGCCTTCGTCATGTGACGCGCACCACGGGTTCGGGCACGGCAGCAGCTTCGCACTTTCGTTCACATCAGCCACGGGCATCACTCCATTTCTCCATCTCATTGCTCCTTCTGACGTTCTATGTCATAACCCCCGCATCAGCGCTGTCAACAGGAAAATTCACAGTGGCAAAAATCATCGTCCACACCCCTTTCGACTACCGCTTCCCATCCGGCTCGCTGGTCGCATTCAAGGCGTCCGACGACGCCGTCACCACCAAGCGAGAGATCGTGGATTACGCTATCGCCAAAGGCTACGGCATTGACCCAGAGGCGAAGGCCAAGGATGGCGAGTAAAGACGCAACTCGCTACGTCCGTTACGCGGTAATCGACGCCCTAAAAACGCTCGCCATTGAGGGCTTTGGCGACAAATGGTTCCCGCAACAGATACCGGCCAACCAGAATTACCCATATGGTTTTGTTGGCGTGCCGATTATGACGCTGGAGCAAATCCAATGCATGTCGGCCTCTACCATTCGGTTTGCGATCCATGCCTATACCGTTGGCGAGACAGCGGCCAATAAGATCAGCGAGCGGCTAGTGGAACTGGATGGCGCAAGTATTGACCTAGCCAATGTTGGATGCCCGTTCCCGGCCTATGTTGACCTGACGTTCGTGAATGCCACGCCTGTTCGTGATAGCGCGGAATCGACTATCTTTCATTTGATTTGCAATATGGTGGCGGAAGTCAATGCGTGACTTTACGTTGGCATAACTACGCGCTATAAGACGTTGTTGTAATTCCCCGCCGTGAGGCGGCACGTTCCCGTAGAAGGATACTATACCTCATGGCCCTATTTCCCGCTCGTCTTAAAGGGGGGTATATCTCGGTTTTGGTCGGCAACGGCGCTAACCCCGAGGTCTTCACCAAGCTATGCGGGGCAACCAGCCGCGCATTTACTATCCAGAAGAACACCACGGACGATAACCTCGACCCGTGCGATGATCCCGAGGCCATTCCTTCGCGCGTCCTTCAGGTGACGGGCAAGCAGTGGGATATGGCGCTCAACATCATCTATAACCGCACGCAAGCCGCGCTTATTCGCGACCTTGCAACGCGCTCGACCAGCAGCAACTTCCGCTTTGAGTTCGATGAAGCTGGTACGACCGGCTCGATTCAGAATGGCGGCGGCACGATTGATTCTGGCTACTGGCAGGGCGCGGGCCAGGTCACCAATTTTCAGGTGACGGGCGGCGGCAATGCCGAGTACGCGACTGGCACGCTGGCAATTGCAAGTGACGGCGATTTCCAATGGGTTAACGCGGCCTAATGCCTAACCACGTTTGGCTACAATTTGGCGATGGCGTATATCTCGCTCATTTGAAGAACAAGCGCATTGATGCCGTTGAAACGGTGACTGGCGCTAGTTTAGGTGACATATACGCCCGATCCATGTCCGGTGTTTACCGTGACACGGATGGAGAATGGGTGGTGGTGCCCACCGAGGCCAAGTGGTCCAATAGGGAATTGGTTGAGGTTGTCCGCCAGGGCTTTATCGGCGGCGCAAAGGCCATTATTGATGGCGTTGAAAAGCCTATCAATGACTATCAGGTCAACGCCGCCATCACCTCCTACCTAGACGACCGCCCCCGCATTGAATTGTGGAAACTGGCGTCGGCCATTTTGTACGCCACGATGGAGGGCTACGAACCGGGGGAAGCCGAGGGGGCGAAGCCCCCGATCCAAACGGAAAACGAAGCATCTTTGGACCAGAGGGGTACGCTGGATACCTAGTCAACTGTCTCAAGATGAATAGGCAGAATCCAGACGATTGGGATTTTGTCGAGTATTCCAAGGTTTTGAAGGTTTGGAACGCTAGAGACAAGGAAGCGTCCGCCAAGCATGGCGATGACAGCGTAGAGGACTTTTCCAATGGCGATACGCTGCCACCGTCTATTGAGTGGATGATGGCTGATGACGCACGGATTTCCGCGCGCGGTTATGAGGTGAATTGATATGGCCGGTGTAACCGCTGATAGCGTGGTCGTTTTGATCGAAGCCAAGACTCGTGAGTATGAGGCCGCGATTGATGCAGCGGCTAAAAAGACTGAAGCTGCGCTTAGCAAAATGCGGGAAGCGACCAAGAATCCCGTAACGCTCAATCTTTCCGCAAAAACAACTAGCGAAATCAATAAGGTTGTTGCGTCCAACAAGCGTCTGTCAGCGTCCGAAAAGGAATTGGCGGGGCAGGTTACTAAGTCCGTCAATCAAGCCATTGCGGCTAGAAATCGTGAGGCCGCAGCCGCCGTAGCCGCTGCAAGTAGAATTGTTCGTGCGCGGGCCATGTCCGGCACTTCGCTAGGCGGCTCGGGCGCAGGTCGGGGCGGCGGTCCATCTGTGTCGCCTTACACGGCCATCAATCGTGCCATTCGCGAATCCATAGAACTGCAAAAACAGCTAAATGCGGTCCAAGCCTCTGGATCAGCCGCGCTTCGCGAACAAATCACATTCTTGCGCACCATTAATCGCTTGCGCCGCGCTGGCCTATCCGACGCCCAAGCGCTTGAGCGAGCCGAGCAGCGCATTCTTGAAATTCGTCGCCGTCAGGCCAATGCAGGGCGCGACCGCAGGCCATTGCCTCCAACTCCTCCCGGCCCCGGTCCCGGTCCGCGGCCCGATGGCGGCGGATCGGAGAGTGGTGGTTCCACTTATCTTGGCGGCTTGCGCGGCGCTGTCGGTGCTTTTGTAGGCGCCTATGCTGGCATTAGCGGCGCGCGTGAATATCTTGAACTAACCGACGCATACAAGCAGTATAATGCTCAGTTGCGCTTGGCGACAGCCGAAAACGGCAATCTGGCCCAAGCTCAGGCTGATACGCAGCGCATTGCAGCCGAAACGCGCTCCGGCCTGACTGAAACGGCGCAACTCTACGGCACATTCCAGCGGAACGCGGCGCAGCTTGGCCTTACTCAAGAGCAGTCCGCCCGCGCCACCGAAATTATTACCAAGTCGTTCAAAATTAGCGGAGCCACAGCATCCGAAGCCGCTGGCGGCTTGCGTCAGTTTCTGCAAGCCCTGCAATCCGGTCAGTTGCGCGGTGAAGAATTCAACTCGGTTGTTGAGAATGCGCCTCGACTTGCCAAAATTTTTGCTGACCAGCTTACCAACGGCAATGTTGGCGCACTAAGGGCGCTTGCTTTTGAAGGCAAGATTACTGGAGATGAAATCAAAAAAGCTCTTAACGATCCTCAGGTTTATGACCAGATAAAACGCGAATTTAACGAAATTCCCGTTACCTTTGAAGATGCGATGACGACGGTTCGCAATGCCGCGATCATCACGTTTGGCGCTTTCGATGAAGGCGGAGATATTTCCAAGGCGTTGGTGAATTTTATCACCGGTGGTTCTGAGGGATTTGCCGATCTAGCAAAGTCTGCAAGCGATCAAGGATCAGATATTAGGGCGACCTTTGAGGCGCTGTCCAACGCATTCGACCCTCTTTTGGCTGGCGCGCAAAATGCATTCGGTGGCATTCGCCAAGAGGCTAATTATACTCGCGATAGCATTTATAACATCCTTAACGGAATTGACCAGCTTCGTAATTTTCTGCCGGACATACAGCGTCGCGCGCAAGCCTTTGATGAAAGGACATTCGGTAGGCGTTTGGGCTTTACTGGAGATATTGGCCCTCGCTCCGACATATCCGGTGACTTTTTGCGTCGTGGCGATGCACTTCGGGCAAGACAGCAGGGCCGCAGGATTGACTCCATGTTTGGCGGAGCCGCTAATCTTGGTGCGTTTGTCAGGGGCGAGAAAAATGTATTTGGCCAGCTAACGTCGCTTCCGGGGAATCGCCCTCGCGTCAACGCCGATGTAAAAAAATACCAAGACCTGAATGCGGACCTTGAGAAACTGAAGGCTGGCGCGAACGCCAAAGAACTCAAGACGATCAACCAAAAGATTGCCAAAAATAACCAGATTATCGACAATCTGAATAAGGGCGTTAGCGTCCAGGCCGCACGTGCCGCAGTGCCATCAGCCGGTCGTGGTCGTCGCGGACCATCGGCAGAAACGCTTGCCAAGCGCGAAGAGGCCGAGCGCTTGCGCGGTGTTCGTAAGGAGGACGCATACAATAGCGAGGTGGAGCGCCTCAATAGCGCAATCCTGTCCGCTAAGGGCAAGCAGGCGCAAAGCATTGATTCTAGCTACGAGGCCGCTGTCGCCAATGCCGATGCCGATCTGAAACAGGCTGAAACCAAGTACCAAAATCAGCTTAACGAAGGCAAGATTACTGACGAGCAACGCAAGGTTTTGGTTGGCCTTGCGGGCCAGGTCCGCGCGCAAGAGGTGTTGACCGCCAATACCGAGCGCGCCGCAGCGCTGGCATCCGATGCGCTTCAGCGCCAAGCTGATGCCGCTAATAATCAGGCCGATGCGATTCGTGCCCAATTGGATGTGACGGTTAGCCGCACGCAGCGCGAAAAGCTACAAAATCAGCTTATCGAAAAAGAATATGAAGCGCGCCGCGCGGCGCTTCTGGAGCGC